TCTCTCTTGTTGGCAGATCACCTGAGCATGTGCAGAACCTTTCGGATGCAACCCACCGGGCACTATTGGACAGAGACAGTGCAGGTGTGTTCGTCAATGCCATCACTGTCGCAGGATTGACCGTGGTTGAAAGGCGATGCGCAGCGCGAGGGACAGTCACGGAGAGCCCAGGGGCTCTCTGGGAAGTGCCCGATATCTACGAGTTGGAGGCTCAAGCAGTATGAGCAACGTCGATCTTGACGTCCCCGCAGGGTGGGTGAGGATGTATCACCCTGAACTTCTGAACGAGCAGGGTGACGCGCCGACCAGCGTCGTCACGTTGGAGTCGTTCGAGGACAACCACAGCGAGAAGGGCTGGGAGAAGGTGCCCGAAGGCGCCGATCTGAAGCCTGTCGAGACGGTGGGAACCGTCGTCAAGTCCAGCAGCCTCAAGAAGGCCAAGCCGGCCAGTGGCGGCACGGGAGGCGGTAGCTGATGGCTCGCTTCTTCCGCCGCGGTCGTACCAAGGTCTTCTGGGTTCCGACGATCGCCAGCGCATCGCTGATCCCCACAGCAGCCGAGGTCAACGCCGGCACCAACATGACAGCGTCGATCGCCGGGATGGAGGGCTTCTCGTTCCAGAACTCACCCATCCCGACGCCTGACCTGGCCACCACGTTCACGACCACCATCCCGGGTGAGGACACGGCCGACAACCCCCAGCTGACCTTCTACGAGGACACCACCACCAACACGCTGCAGACCACCCTGGCGAAGGGGACCGAGGGATACCCGGTCATCTTCTACGCGGGCACGGCTGGAGCCACGCCTGCAGCCGCCGACAAGGCGGAGGTGTGGAAGGCCATCAGCACGGGTCCCAACCGTGAGTACACGGTTGGCAACGACCCTGCCAGGTGGATGGCTCGGCTGACCCCCAGCGCCCCGCCCAACTTCTCCGCCACTCTGACCTGATCTAGGCTCGGGCTGGACTCGGAGCGGCGCCGGTCGCTCCGGGCTCCAGCTCGACAGACGAACGACGTACGACAGGAGAACCAACATGGTCAAGGCTCTGGACCGTCTTCGATCGCGCAAGAAGGCCACCTCCAAAGACATCCCGATCTGCATGGATTCGGCGCTGGTTGTTCGCAAAGAGCAGCTGACCGGCAAGCTCGGTCAGCTCAAGGCCAAGCTCAAGATCCGAGCGGACGAGCAGCTTGAGGCGCAGATCTCCGAGCTGGAAGACGAGCTGGAAGAGGTTCGTGCCGAGATCCTCCGTGCATCGGAGTGGATCAGGCTCACGGCTCTCGCTCCTGACGAGTATCAGGACCTGCTCGACTCCCACAAGCCGACCAAAGAGCAGATCCGCGAGGCGCGCAAGCTCCATGGTCCCAGGGCTTCCCTGCAATGGAACACGGACACGTTCCCCGATGCGATCCTCGTCGAGTGCGCGTCAGTGCTCACGGTGAAGGAGTTCGATCCGGAGACCGATCGTCCTGTGTTCCAGGGAGACGGCGAGAAGTTCACCGATGAGTTCGTGAAGGAGATGCGCAAGGAAGGTCTCTGGAACTCGGCTGAAGTCAGCACTCTCGTCAACGCTGCCATGCAAGTGAATGAGTCGATGTCCAACATCGACGCAGCGGGAAACGGATAACGGCAGATCTCTTTCTCCAGATGGAGATGGAGGTTTGCCGGCAATACCAGATCCCATACAGCCACTTCCAGGGTGGTCCAAGGATATGGGACGATGCAGATAGAGCCAAGGCCATCGCTCATGAGCACTTCCTCAAGACCATATGCCAGCGCTGTGGTAGATCGAGAAGCGACTACTACGATCATGAGGACCAGCCCCTGGAAGAGCCACTGTGGGCTGTGGTCGTACGTAGGTGCTCTGGTTGTGAGGATATGGGGCGGCTGGAGAAACAGCTTCCTGACAAGGCGAGAGAGCAAGGCCAGTTTGTAACCTTCATACCGTCGACAGACTTGACGGATGACGATGACGAAGCCATAGATCAGCTTTCGACGCTCGAAGCTGAGACACCATCACCACAGAGGCTTCCAGGTCTGTCATGATCCGTACACTCGCTGTCCTTCTCTCTGTCAAGGGCGGAGCTGGGTTCAAAGCCCAGATGGCGCAAGCCTCAGGCTCCGTCAAAGCGTTCGAGAAGGGCGTCGAGGGTGCGAGTTCGCGTACCTCGAAGGTTGCCAGTGGTCTGAAGGCTGTCTTTGCCGGCCTAGCGGTTGCAGCAGCACTGTTCTTCAGTAATGCCATCAGCCAAGCCATCGCCTTTGAAGGGGCGATGCGCAATGTCAACAGCATCAGCTATCTATCTGAGAGACAACTAGCGACACTCTCAAATCAGGTCATAGCGCTGTCTGTGCGTGTACCTCAGTCAGCGAAGGAGCTGGCTGACGGTCTCTACGACATCGCATCCAGTGGGTTTGCTGGTGCTGAAGGCATGAAAGTGCTGGATGCCAGCGCTGTTGCGGCATCGGCTGGTCTAACCAGTACAGCGACATCGGCCAAGGCCATCACCCAGGTGCTGAACGCCTACGGGTTGTCGGCAGACCACGCGGCAGACGTCTCGGACGTCCTCTTCCAGACCGTCAACCTGGGTGTCGTCACCTTCGAGGAACTGGCCACCCAGCTGGGTGACGTCGTCGGCGGGGCTGCAGCTGCTGGTGTGGCGATCGATGAGGTCGGGGCTGCGACAGCAGCCATGACCCTGGCCGGTCTGAGCGCGGCCGAGAGCACCACCTCGCTGAACAACCTCATCAGGTCGCTGATCAAGCCCAGCGATGGGCTCGCCAGCGCGTACCAGAACCTTGGCATCGAGAGCGGTGCTGCCCAGCTGGAGCAGCACGGGCTCTTCGAGACCATGGAGCTGCTTAGGCAATCCACTGGTGGCAACATCACCACGCTGTTGCAGCTGTTCCCGGAGATCCGTGCAGCCCGTGGTGCCTTCGCTCTGATGGCCGTTGATGGGCAGAACTACGCCAGGACGTTCGCTGGCATCGCCGATGAGCAGTCCCGGGCCGGAGCCACACAGCGAGCCTTCAACGAGCAGATGAAGGGCCTGGGACAGCAATGGAAGCTGTTCACCAACCAGGTCAACGCTGTCTCACTGAGTGTGGGTGTGGCACTCATCCCGGTGTTGCGGAAAGCACTCGATGCCGTTCGGGAGCTGGGACCGGCGGTAGTCGACTTCTTCAGTAACCTGGTCTCGATCGGTACCCCAGCTGCCTTGGCGGTCTGGGAGGCGCTGCAGGATGTGTTCGATCTGATCGAGACCATCGGTGATGAGCTGGGGCCCGTAGGGGCTGGCTTGGCTGCGGCATTCGGTGGTGCAGCGCTAATGACGATCAAGACCTTGGCTCAGGCCATCGGTGCGCTGGCCGGTTTCCTGGCCGATCACCCCGGGCTCGTGCGAGCTGTGGCGATCGCCTATGGCGGGGTCCTGGTTGGTCGGCTGATGACGGCAGCGGCAGCGCTGATCCAGGTCCAGGGTGGGCTCTTGGCGGTTAGGGCCGGTCTGCTCGGGCTGTCCATCCAAAGCGCTCTACAGAGTCTTGCCATTCGGGTCATGTTCCTGGGAGACGCTATCTACAGCGTCTTCTCGATGGGGAACCTGAAGAATCTCAGCAGCTTCAAGACAGCGTTCCAGGGTCTTGGTGGTGTGCTCAGTTCACCAGCGCTGGCCGGAGCCGTGTTCGTGGCCGGAGTTTACGCCATCACGACAGGGCTCCAGAAGGCCAAGCAGCAAGCTCAAGAGTTCATAGACCTGGTCAATCAGGATCTGAACAAGACGTCTGTAGCGTCATTCGACACCAAGATCGAACGTCTTCAAGTCAGGATGCGTGGTCTGACTGAAGAATGGGAAGAGATGGGGGCTGACAACAAGCTCTTTGGTGTCCTCAAGGGAACACTCGAAATACTGACCCCAATGGAGAACAAGGTTCTAGATAATGCTGTCGCCTGGGATCAGTTGAACGAGGAAATGAAGGAAGCTCAATCGATTCAGGCTTCGTTGCAGCACACAATAGACACCATCTCCAACATCACAGGGCAGTCGAGAGAGGTGGTTGAGGAGTGGCTATCTACTCTTGAAGACTTTGATCCCTCGAACATGACCGTACATTCAGGAGAGCTAGCAGAACAGCTCTCCGCCGTGATAGCTCAAGCTCGGTCGGGTAAGCCGGCCACCGACCAGCTCAGAGAGTCTCTTGTCACGGTCAGCGATGTAACAGCCACGGCTACCGACCGCGTCGGTGCCTTCAGCGATGCACTCGAAGCACTCATTGGGATCTCTCTCGGAGCCTGGGACGCAGAGACCAAGCTCGCTGAGGCCATCCAGGGTCTTGGTGACAGCATGAGCGAGAACGGCACCACGTTCGACGCCTGGACGGAGAAGGGACGCGAGAACCGAGATGCCCTGAGCGAGACCGTCCAGGCACAGATCGACTATGCAAACAGCATCGCCGAGACCACAGGCTCAGTGCGGGAAGGTGTCGATGCGCTGGTTCTGATGCGCCAAGGGCTCATAAACCAGCTGGAAGCCAGCGGCATGGCCAAGTCTGCTGCCGAAGAACTCATCAACACTCTGGGGCTGACTCCGGAGAACATCGAGACCCTGGTGAGCCTGGAAGGCGCTGACACGGCAGCCAGCAAGCTCGTCGATGTCCAAGCACTGATCGCCACCATCGACAAGGCCAAGGCCACAGGTACAGTCGAGCTGGACACCGGGTACTTCGATGGAGATGCTGCAGCGATTACGGAATGGATCGAGCAGATCGCCATAGCGGCACCTGAAGCCACCGTGTTGCTAGACGGTGCTCCGTTCCAGGCGACTGCAGAGCAGGTCACGGCTTGGGCCCAGGAGTACGACAGCTCCACACCCGAAGCTGAAGCTCTACTGAACGTCATCGATCCAGACAACAAGTACCGCTCGCTCGATGACGCAGCGGAGAACTGGGGACGCACGAGCACGTCAGGCACAGCTGGACTCAACAACCTGGCAGCCTCGCCGATGGCTCGCAACGCTGCGAACCTCAGCGCATGGAACCGCTCGCGAGGAACAGCCTCCGCCCATCTCACCGACAACGCATCACCAAAGCTCATCAGTGTCGGGAACCGGCTTGATGAGATCGATGGGCGTCAGGTGCACGCGTCAATCAGCATCAGTGTCACAGCTCAGGGTGACGCGGCTGCGAACATCGCTCTTAGCAAGCTCGGTGGACAAGGTGGCGGACGACGCTGGGGCGGAGTCCACATGGCCCAGACAGGGATGATGTGGGAGGCACAGATTGCCAACGACCCCACCATCATCTATGGCGAGAGGCCAACTGGTGGGGAGGCGATGATCCCCAGACTGGGGATGCGCAACCGGTCGTTGTCCATCCTGGAAGTGGCAGCTGGCTGGTACGGGATGGACCTGGTGAAGCAGGGTTCCGGAGGCGGTCAGTTCATGTCGACCGTCAACAACATCAACGTGAGTGTTGGTGTGAGTGTCCGAGCTGAAGCAGGGGTCGACCGTGGTCGGTTGTCCAAGGAGATCAGCAGGACGGTCACCAAGGCTATGGATGGGCAGATGAGGGATCTCAAGCGAGAGCTTTCGAGGCGCTGACATGGGACAAATCGAGATCTTCCCAGCTGTGCAGGTGGCATCCAGTGGCACGGTGGTGGCCACAGGCGCAGCCAGCAGCCTCATAGCCTTGAACGACAGCAGTGACAGCAGCTACATCGTCAACAGCGGATCTTCTCGGGCAAGCCGCGGCTACATGCTCGATGACTTCTCAGGTTCCCTGCCGGCTGGAGCTGTGGTCCAGTCCGTGCAGATGCGGTTTCGGTACAGTCACGCCAACCGGCCCAATCCATCACCGTACGAGATTCTCAAGCCCGTGACGGTGCTCATTGGCCGACAGGTGCCCATTGGCGGAGGTGCCTTCAAGTACGTCTATGACGGGTATCACGGTGGACAGCAGATGCTCGATTGGGTAGCGAGTACGAGCATCACCGAGGCCACCTTCCATCCACGTCAACAAACCTACGCAGGCGAGTACTACGCAGACATCTATGCACGCGGTGGTCGTCGGTTGTTCGTGTCATTGGAGCTGTTGGCTGACACCATCCTGAACGTTTCTCGGATGTACAGCATCAGCGTTCTGGTCAACTATAACGAGCTGCCTGTTGTCGCTGTTGTAGATCCGACAGGTACCTACTCGGTCAGTCGACCGACCATCACATGGACATACAGCGACCCCGACGGGGATTCGCAGACCCTGTTCCATGTGAAGATCTTTACCGATGATCAGGTCGCAGCAGCTGGATTCAACGTCGACACGAGCGAAGCTCTCTACGATGTCTCTCGTTGGTCATCAGTAACACAGCACACCCCTGAATCCAGCTTCTATGTTGGTGACGGTGTCTACCGTGCCTATGTGAGAGTGGCGCACAACAACATCGGTAACCAGCAGATGTGGAGTGCCTGGGACTTCAACGATTTCACCCTAGATCTCGAAGAACCTCAATACCCTGTCATTCTGGCCGAGCACGACGCGTCCATGAACGCTGTCATGATCGAGTTTCAATCGCACGACAACATGCTCGATTGGAACCAGTCGAGCGGTGAGCTGACCACCACAGCTGGGGTCACGGGCGACACGAACACGACCGTGACCAACACGAGCGCTCAGGCATCCCATGGTGTGCGCAGCTTCCAGTACACGAGGACCGGCAGCACGGGCACGGCAGCCTTTCGCACCACAGCCGGCCTGGGAGGCATAGCGGTTCACGAGGGGGATCTGTACATCGTTCTCGTGGATGTTCGGACCCAGACCACAGCCCGGTCGGTCAGCGTCGGGATCTCCTGGTACGACGCAGCTGGGGCACTGCTCTCGACATCGACAGGTGTCGCCTCGAACGACGCGTCAGGAGCCTGGCAACAGCGCTATGTGATCGCTAAGGCGCCCGTGGGTGCGATGACCGCTGCCGTGGTGGTCTCGGCTGCCAGCGTCGCAGTGAGCGAGAACCACTACGCAGACAAGCTCTCGATCTTGAGAGTGCACCATCACGTCTACCCTCAAGAGAACGCTGCTGACCTGGCACTGTGGCAGGCAGGCACGAACACGACTCTCGCTATCAGCACTGCCCAGCGGTACGACGGTGACGCGTCGATGTCGATGACGCGCACCACATCAACGGGCACGGCATCTGGGCACACCTTCCCGGGCTTGTTCGGTATCCCCGCAGTGGCTGGGGAGATCTATGAAGCAACAGCACAGTTCCGAGCCAGCACGACCGGTCGAGTCTGCTCGATCGTCTTCCGCTTCTACGACATCTCGCAAGTGATTCTCTCGGCCACGCAAACCCAGGTGTCTCCTACCGACCTGACGACTGGATGGGTTGAAGCCTCGGTGAGTGCTACCGCTCCAGCGAACACGGTGTGGGTGGAGATCGATGTTGCGGCTGCTGGGTGTGCTGTGAGCGAGGTGCACTACGTTGATCGCATCACCCTGACGCACTTTGCATCTCGCACATGGACACGAGGCGGATTCCTGAACGAGACGTCAGTCATGGTGAGAGAACGATCGATCGATCTGGGTACAACCTGGCAGGCGTACCGTGACTCGATCTCCATGGATGGGCACATAGAGCACATCGATGGGGAGATCCCCTCAGCTGCTGAGGTGTGGTATCGGGCCAAGGTTGAAGCGGATAACCAAGATGGCGAACCCATGACGTCTGTGTACTCGCCTGTTGAACGTATCATCGTCCCTGTCTACACCGCATGGTGGTTGCGGGATCCGCTCGACATGCCCGATAGCAACATGATCGTGAGGGTCAAGAGTTCGGTTGCCGAGCGGCCCAAGCCCCAAAGTGTCGGGTATCCGCTCGAAGGATCTACAGCTGTCGTCTCGCACGACGGTGTCAAAGGCAGGGTCTGGTCTCTTGAGATCGATCTTCTCAACGAAGGCGACTATGCAACTTTCTGGCAGATGATCGAAAGCGGGCACACGCTAGTCATCCAAGACACCCTTGGGCGCCAGGTGTACGTCCAGCCTGGGGAGACCACGCGTGAAGAGATGATGCGTGCCTACAAGACACCGTTCGAGCAGTGGCCGATCAGGCATGCCCACACGGTGGAACTGACCTTCATCGAGGTGGAGCGGGCTAGTGGTTGACGCTGCTCTAGCCGGCCAGGAAAGCGCACAGATCATCTCTCGTGTGCGCGTCATCGACTTCGATGGAGTCGTTGTTCTCTCCACGGACCCGACGGACGAGGTGCCGATGCTGCACGTGGTTGGTGGCCGTGTGCTTCATGACGACACTGCCACCATCAAGACAACGTGCAACGTCACACTGTCCATCGATGCAGAGCACGAGTTCCTTGTGCCTACCGGAGCAGGTGATGCCCTCTCACCGATCTCCGAGGTGATGGTCGAGATCTATGTCGGTGTGCTTGACCTGGAGACTGGAGACCCTCAGTTCGAGAAACAAGCAACACTGGAGATAGTTGACACTGACATCACAGAGGATGGTGACGGTCTCAAGATCGATCTCGATCTACAGGACAAACACAAGAAGATCGAGCGTGCTCGATTCTTTGTTGTGCGGAAGATCGGCAAGAGCACCAACTACGCTGATGCTTTCGTCAACATCCTACAGAACGTGATCCCAGAGTCTGAGATCAACATCACACCTACGACGCACACGACCCCGCTGTTGTCCTGGGACATCGAAGACGATCGACTTGTTGCGTTCAATGAGATGCAGACATCCATCGGCTATGTCAACAGGTTCGATGGGGACGGCAATGCTCAGATTCATCCCGACACAGACTCATCGGACGATCCTCTCTGGAGCTTCGCCGAGGGTCCTGGTACAGAGATAGAGACCATCTCTGGGCTGGCTAAGGCTCTCAAGACCAAGAGGAAGCTCAGCGACAGCAAGACCTACAACGGAGTCATATCGCTGGGAGAACCCACAGGCGATGACAAGCCTCGTATCCGTGCGGAAGCCTGGGACACCAACTCGAACTCCCTGACCTACTTCGATCCGGCCAAGCCCCAGGAATCCAGGTACGGGCCGGTACCGTTCTTCTACTCCAGCCCTTTCATCACGACTCAGGCACAGGCACTCTCGGCAGCCAAGTCGAGACTGCCCAAGGTGGCTGGAGTGGTCGAGCGAGTGGAGGTGACCACGCTCCCCAACCCTCGTGTCAGGTGTGGCCATGTAGCACAGATCGAACGGCCACGAATCGGCGCACGGGGGACGTACGTCGTCGAGTCGGTGGATCTACCTCTCCATGCCAGTGATGGCCCGATGGTGGTCACGCTAAGGGAACGGAGGCTGTTCGCCTGATGGGTGTGATCACGCGAGAGCTGGCAAATGACCTGACATCCAGTCCGAACAGCCCCTACCAGCTCGGTCAGGTGGTGGGGTTCGACTTCGATCACCAGCCACCGATGCTCCTGGTCAATGATGTCGAAAGACCCATGAGGTTTCTCGGCAACCTGGTGGACTACACCTATTTCGATTCGGTGGTCTACGTCGCCCGGAACGGTGGGCCCCTGGTCATCGGCCGGCTCCCCTACATGGGCGGAGATCTCGAAGACTGGCATCTGGTAGGAGCTGGGGGAGAGCCAGCGTTTCAGAACAGCTGGGCGAACTTTGGCGGAGCGCACGCTGTGGCTGGGTTCTACATGCAGCCTGATGGGTGGGTGCGGCTCAAGGGGCTGGTAGCCAGTGGCACGAGCACGTCAACTATCTTCACCTTACCTGAGGGTTATCGGCCACCCTTCAATGCTGTATTCACCTCGGTCTCGAATGGTGTCCAGTGCGTGATCCAGGTGGACACATCGGGGAACGTCTCCAAGCCGATTGGTGGAAGCAATGCTCATGCCAGTCTTGCTGGAGTGACCTTTCCCACCCTTTGGAATAGAGCACAGTGGCTGCTACCTGTTCTCGAACAGGCATGGAGTCGCAGTGCCCAGCCAAATCCAACCGTCGAGATGTTCAGAAGAGACGATGGTTGGGTCTGGACCAAAGGCATCCTCACTGGCACGTTGAACACCAGAATTCTTGTTCTTCCTGAACAGACTAGAGTACTGTCGAACCATATTCTCGCTTGTGTCGACATACCGGCGTTCGCTTTCAACCGCGTAGATCTGTTCTACAAGGGTGTCATGACACATGTTGTCGGTGCTACAAACGTCAACCTAGGTGGGAAGAACTGGTTCACCTCATCTGGTGGCCGCACGTTCGTAGCTCCTACGTTTCTGAACAGCTGGGCAAACTTCGCAACAGACACGGAGAACGCTGGTTACTACGTCGATCATCTCGGTGTCTGTCATCTCCAAGGTGTTGTGACAGGAACCAATAATGATCCGATCTTCAACTTACCTGCTGGTGTACGACCCCTGGAACAGCACATCTTCTTCACTGTGTCAGCAGGTGAGGTAGTTTGCCGAGTTGATGTACTTGCCAACGGAGATGTCAAACGGGGCTTACCTGTAGCAAATGGCTATCTGTCACTGAATGGAGTATCATTCAGGGTTGAACAATAGACGGGAGACGATATGACAGACATCTCTGGAGAGCGCCAGAGGCTGGCTGCCCAGGGGTTGCGACACGAGTTCCGCGAGACCTGGGGGAGCCGGCTCAACTACACATCGGCACGCACGGTCACTCGACCGGCAACCTGGATGTTCCTGCACATTGCCGTGATCAGTGTCCCAGTCCAGTCCGTGGTGTCCGAGCGACAGGCCATGCGAACGATCGAGAACATCGGCCAAAGTCGATTCGGGATCGGCTGCTCGTACAACGAGGCGGCATGCCAGTCGGGCCGGCTCTACGAGCTGCAACCGTTGACGCGGCGCGGCGCACACACCGTCAACGACAAGGTGAACCCCAACTTCCCGACCGGCTCGCTCAACTACACAGCCCGAGCGCTCGTGCTGCCCCAGAACGTAGGCGATGCTGTCACGGATGCCCAGATAGACGCGGCAGCTCGATGGGGAGCAGCCTGCATCCGGGCTGGTGAGCTTCGGCCAGGTGCTCGCTGGTACGGGCACCGTGACGTCACGGCGAAGTCATGCCCCGGGCCCATCGCCTATGGCCGGCTGGCCGAGCTGAACAGCCTCACGAGACACTACGAGACCAACGGACTTGGAGAGGAAGACGACATGCCTTTGACGAAGGACGAGTGGGTTCGGATGTCCAACCTGGTGGATGGCAGGCTCCGTGACCCTGGCAACCTCAGCGTGATCACCGACGCCGTGGTCGCCCGGCTCAACACTGATCTCGACCCGGAGACCCAGGGAACGATGATCCGTCGCACGCTCCTAGAGATGGCGAAGCGCGGTCAGAACGAAGCCCTGGGTGCTGCCCAGGGTGATGCCAGTCGTGGGCTGCTCGAAGCCAGGCTGGCCGAGATGGAAGCCAGCTTCGAGGGATCGGTTCGCAAGGTGATGCGGGAGATCCTGGATGACAACGCTGTGCCTGACGGTGGCGTGTGATCCTCTCGTGGTTCCCCTTCGCAACGCCAACGGTGGCGGTTGTGGTAGCTGCTACGGACGGGCAACCCCTAGCGGTCTGGGGGCCGCTGGGGGTCTGTCTGGCAGCAGTGGCCTGGTTCATGCGAGAGCTGATCTTGAAGACGATCCAAGACAAGGATCGGGCTATAGCCTCAAACGAGAGGCTCATTGAGCAGTTCATGACTCAGGCGGTTCCTGCAATGTCCAAGTCGGCGGATGTTATCGAGAAGAGACAGCAACTAGATGAGAAGCTGATAGCACTCCTAGAAGATGTCCGTCGAAAGCTTGGATAGGTGGCATGAGATGGCCATGGAGTCGAGATAAGAAGCAGGAAGAGACAGAGCGACATTCTGAAGAGACTAGAGTCAGCATGGATGAACTGGCTCAGCGTCTTGAGAGTGTCACTGAGAACTACCTGAACATGCTTCGAAAGAAGGCGGACAATGGAAACTGATGAGGAGGTTGCACAAGCAGCGGCTGCTGTGCAAGCGCAGTTGTCTGACATCAAGTCCGCCATCGACGCCAACACCAGAGCTACTCAGCGTTCTCGTGTATGGCTGTGGACTCAAGGGCTCATCATCGCTGTTGTGATTGGTCTGGGGACGTTAACGTGGTGGGACGACCGCCAAGACGATCAGAGAGAAGACAAGAGGGAGCAAGAAGAGGATCGACGCCTGGGAGAAGAATCTAGACGAGACTGTGTCAACGGTATAGAAATTCGTGAAGAGGGCAGACAGAGACTGCTTGAGATCGCAAGAGAGATCAACAGTCAGCGCCTGACAGACATAATTAACGGCAGCTATGAGGACATAGCGCCTCCAGCCGCTTGCGACTAGGTATCGCTGATGGCTGAGATGGTGGCGGATCCGGCTTCCGGTGAATTGAAGCCAGTACCGGACCCCACCTTTCTCACAACCCAGAATCTGCTTCGTGAGATTGCTGGGTTACGAGAATTCGTGCTTGGTGAGATTGGTCATGTACGCGAGATCAGTCAGACCAAGTTTGCAGCTATGGAAGCTGCGTTCGAGGATGTGGCTAGCCGTACTGCAGAACAGAAGACGGATACCAAAGACGCTCTAGATGCAGCACTCCAGGCGGCTAAGGATGCTGTCAGTCTCCAGACCGAGGCCAGCGACAAGGCCATCGCCAAGTCCGAAGCGGCCACTACGAAACAGATCGACTCTCTGTCTGTTCTTGTCGACAAGGCTGGACAGGACACGACAGACAAGATCAACGATCTCAAAGCACGACTCGACAAGCTCGAAGCAAGCATTCAGGGCACTATTCTTGCAGCACTCACGGACAGCAAAGAGAAGAAGTCGGGTAATATGCTACAGATAGCAGCCTTGGGTGTCTCAGCCTTCTTTGTACTCGTGGCAATAGTCAGTCTGATGTACACTATCGCCACCACAAGTAGTTAGAGACCGCAAGTAGCGGGTAACAACATAGCGAAACAAGGAGGTGGGTACCTGTGATTTGGGTGCCTGTCCTAATTGGACTAGCAATGTGCATCGCTGGCTCTTGGATGCTTCTAAGAGCAAACAGCAACGTCGAGCAGTTCGAGACTGACTGCATGAATGTGCAAGACCATGAAAAGCGTCTCCAAGACCTGGAGGCGACTGCTCGGCAGCTGCTGCACAGCGGTGAAGTACCAGCACTTGAAGACGCGGGATGGGATCCCGCACAACTGAACAGGGAGACGATTCTTCGTGACTGAGATCTTCGCTCCATACCGAGCAGCGATATCGGCTGTGCTCGGTGCCGTTGCCCTGGCCTACGTCAGCGTGATCACTGATGATGTTGTTACCAGCTCGGAGCTGGTGGGGCTGTTCCTTGTCGGTGTCGGAAGCTTCATGACCTATCTGCTGCCCAATGCCCCTGGGTACAAGTGGGTCAAGCTCTTCGCCAATGCTGCCTTCCAGGGCTTGTCCCTGCTCGTGCAGTTCATCGACACAGGGCAGGACATCACAACGGCGATGTGGGCTCAGCTCGTCATCGCCGTGGCTGTGGCGCTCGGGATCGTCGTGATCCCAAACGACACAGAACCGGCCGTTCCGTCGACAGCCACGACCCCAGGCACCTCGTAGAATCGTCCTGTTCCAGCCTGCCGGCTGCGAGGCGGAGCCGGCAGGCACACAGACCGAGACGTGAGACAGGGATGAGACGATGGGTGAGCTTCAGCAGGTGACCATGACCGTGCAGACGGTCAACGGGCCCGAGGTGATCGAGGGCACAAGGCTCGGTTCGAGCACGAGCCTTCGAGGCCATCACAACCACGAGGGTGGCTTCGCTCCCCCAGGGCCGGCCACGCGGTGCCCAGCCTGCCGCTGGACACAGATCGACATCGTCTTCGATGAGGGCACAGAGAGCTACGTCGTGGTCATACAGGGGCGATCCGTGGTGCCCGGTGAGATCGACCGCTGCCGTGTCGAGCGCACCACCTCGCCCCTGTGGGTGATCGAGACGCTCCAGATGCCCCAGCGCCGGACCGGGAGCCAACCAAGGCTGACCAAGACCGCCATCAAGGCGATCGCAGAGGCAGCCCGCTACGACGCTGACATCGCCGATGCCTGGCGTGAGCGCCGCCCTGTGGTAGCCTGAGTCAAGTTAGCTACTTGACGGGAGACACCGTGGGAGACAAGACGGTCTTCGATCCACCTTCCGAGGTGATTGCCATCGGCTATGTCTGGTCGGATGGGAATGCATCTGGGGGAAGACGTGAACTCTTTGTGTCGCTCGATGAAGCGAAGCGAAGACTCAACCATCTTGTCGACGAGGGGAAGATCAAAGAGCGCAAGGTAGCTGTGTTCCAGTTGATCTATGGCAAGTGGGAGCCGTTGGAGATCCAGTGGCCTGAGCCTTTGAGGTTGGTATGACCGGGCTTGATCACGTCAAGCTCCACCTCGTTGACTCGATCGACGCTATGGGTGAGCTCCAACGCTGGATGGGGCAGAGCCGGCCAATCCTCGCTGTGGACACGGAGACGGAAGGCCTGGAGTGGTGGCACCACAAGCCGCGTCTCATCCAGGTGGGTGACTGTGACGAAGGCTGGGCGATCCCCTGGGATCTCTGGGGCGGAGCTGTGCTCGACGCTCTCGCTCAGTATCAGGGCCCGATCGTGATGCACAATGCTCCGTTCGATGTGAAGATCATGGAGAACTGGTGCGGTTCCAAGTTCCCACGTCATCGCATCCATGACACCCGCGTGCTCACGCACATCCGCGAGCCTCACATGCCGACCGGTCTCAAGGCGGTCACAGCCCGCCTGATCGATGCCAACGCCGCTCGCTCACAACGCATGTTGGCCGATGCCATGAAAGACAACGGCTGGACCTGGGCAACGGTTCCCCTGGACTTCCAGCCGTACTGGGCATATGCGGCACTGGATACCGTGCTCACTGCTCAACTGTTCGAGTTGATATACGACGATGTCATGTTCTCGTCTCCAGCTGCCTATGACCTGGAGATGGGCACCACCTGGTGCATCATCGACATGGAGCGCAAAGGTGTTGCTCTCGACGTCGAATGGACCAAAGAGAAGCTCAAGGCGTTTCGCCAGTATGAGGTCCAGGCAGCCGACTGGATCAAGGAGAACTTCAACCTCACTCCGGGTAAGGCCCAAGAGATCATTGCTCGAATCAAGGCAGATACTGGCTACAACTTCACAGAGAAGACCAATGGCGGCATGCTCTCGCTCGATCGATCCGTGCTCGAAGACGTCATAGCTGTGACCGGCCATCCGCTGGCCGAGATGGTGCTGAGCCGTCGTCGCATCCAGAAGATGGCCAGCTCGTACCTCAACAAGTTCCTGGAGATCGAGCACGAGGGACGCGTGCATGCCAGCTACAACCTGCTGAAGAACGAGTGGAGCAAGTACGGTGCCCGCACAGGGAGAATGAGCATTTCAGAGCCTCCCTTGCAGCAGCTCCCTCGGAAGAACAACGCTCTACCGGCAGCTATTGCCGTGCGCAACTGCTTCACAGCCTCCGAGGGCAACGTACTACTGATGTGCGACTTCAACCAGATCGAGGCTCGGCTGTTGGCGCACTTCAGTCGAGACCCCGGGTTGATCCAGGCGTTTCTGGCCGAGGGCGACTTCTTCGTCAACATCGGTCGTCAGCTCTACGACGATCCAACGATGGAGAAGAGCGATCCCAGGCGGACACCAACGAAGAACGCAACCTATGCCAAGATCTTCTGTGCTGGTGTCGAGAAGTTCGCCAAGACAGCAGGCATCAGCTATGACCAGGCAAACGCGATCTACAGCCGACTGAGTCAACTGTACCCGGGCATGGATAGCTTTATTCAGCAGGTGATCAATGTTGGTGAGCGTCGATTGAAGGAGACAGGCCAAGCTTACGCTATGTCTCCGCTCACACGACGTAGGTGGATCGCTGACTCGGACAAGACATACGCACTGGTCAACTATCTCATCCAGGGTGTGGCGGCTGAGGTGCTGAAGTACAAAGATCTTGCCCTCATGCATGCTGGGCTTGGTCAGTACATGGTGTTGAACGTACACGATGAGGTCATCTTGGATGTGCCCAAGGAAGACGTAGAGGACGTCAGGGTTGCTGTCGAAGGAATCATGAACGACGATCAGCTCTTCACTGTGCCGTTGACGGCCGACAGTGACATTGCCTTCAGGTGGGGCGAGAAGTGAGATATATGCTTCTCTCGGTTGACCCAGGAGAGGCGACAGGCTACGGCTGGGTGATCATCGAAGACACACAACTGTTGCACTGGAGCTTCAACGAAGCCACGTTCGAGAAGTTCAACGAGCTGGCTGACACGTTTCTACGTTGCACTTACTCCGAAGAGCAGCGAATCGACGTCTACTGTGAACGGTTCGTGATCGGCTCGAACACGCACACCAAGGTCAAAGGTGATTGCTATTGGAGCATCGAGACCATCGGGCTGCTCCGCCACGTGTGCCGCGTAACCGGGCACCACTTCGAGCTACAGAGCCAGTCGGACGCCAAGGCGGACTGGTCGGACAAGAGGCTGCAACGAGCGGGCTGGTGGATCGAGGGTGACAAGGCAGCCGGGATCAAGGGCACGCACGCCAGGGACGCTGCCAAACACATGCTGCTCGCGCTCTCGCGGCACCATGCCCAGGTCTACTTCGATCTGGTCAAGTAGGTAGCTTGACAGACTCCGCCAAACCTGCTTTAATCAAGGCATGACGAGCACTCAGAACCTCACTCCGGCCACCACCTTCGTTCTGCAGGACAGCTTGACTGGCAACTTCCGGCCCGAGCGTGTGAGCTACGAAGAGGCCAAGGCCATCGCAGCGGCTGATGGTTTCCTGACCGTGCGTCGGCTGGACGAGGTTCTGCGAGAGACCGGGAGGGCCTGAGTGCCAGCAGTTGAGATCGACCCTGCCAATGGTGGCAGGGTCATCATCTACGTCAACCACCTCGAAGCTGGGATGATGCAGAGCCTGGCCGGCTCGCGCCACGACAAGAAGCGCTCGACGGTCGAGACCACGGTCTACACGGCACCGCTCAGCTGGGGCACGTGCGTCGGGCTGCGCGGGCTCTTCCCCGATGATCTGCAGATCGGGCCCGAGCTGACGCTGTGGGCCCAGCACGAGCTGTCTGTGCGCATCCAGCCGTGCATGACGATCCGCCAAGCCCTGGACGTGCCCGGAGAGTTCGACGAGCGCCTGAGGCCGTTCCAGCGGGCTGGTGTGGCCTTCCTGGGGATGGCCGAGCGGGCGATCCTGGGTGATGACATGGGCACCGGAAAGACCGTCCAGGCGATCATGACCCTGCGATGGCTGGCCGAGTACGGGCACCAGGTATTCCCGATCTGCATCGTCACAACAGCAGCGACCAAGATCCCCTGGCGAGATCACTGGCTGGAGTGGTGGCCGTTCGCTCTACCGTTCGTGATCGACGGCACACCAGCAAAGCGGCGCAAGCAGTTCGAGGAGATCGCCAAGCACGTCGACGCTGGTGACCCAGTCGTGTGCATCATCAACTGGGATGCCGTTCGAGCACATAGCCGGATAGCACCTTACGGGTCTTACCGGCTCAAGAAGTGCCGCAAGTGTGGTGGTATCAAAGACGATGTGTCCGAGGCTCAATGTGAGACACACGTCAAAGAGCTGAACAAGATCTCTTGGCGCTCGGTGGTTGCCGATGAGATCCACAAGATGGGCATGCCGAAGAACAAGTGGACGCGTGCCGTCTGGGCTGTCCAACACCAAGAGAGCGTGCGCTACAGCTACGGTATGAGTGGGACCATCGGTGAGGATCCCGGCAAGGTCTGGGCAGCGCTTCACGGTGTGGCTCCAATGGACTATCCCACGCGTACCGCCTACGAGAACCGGTACTGCCTGAAGACCTGGACACCGTTCGGTGAGTGGAAGATCATCGGACTGGAGCCGGCCACCCGGAACGAGTTCTACAGGGTCTTTCATACCCGGTTTCGTCGTATCCCCATCGAGCTTGCCGCTCCGTTGCTTCCGCCCGTTGTCCGGTCTGTTCGTCACGCTGCCATGGGTACGGCTCAAGCCAAGGCATATAAGCAGATGAAGGAAGAAGGTCAAGTTCTGCTCGACAGTGCTGACAGCTCGATCATCGCAGGATCGAGTTTGGTCCGTGAGACGAGGCTGCTCCAGCTCTCGGCTGCTGTGTGTGAGCTGGTCAACGGCAAGGTGATGCTGACCAAGACCAGTTCCAAGCTCGATGAGTTCGAAGAGGTGCTCGACGAACTGGGCAACAGACAGGTCATCGTCTGCACGGTCCATCGCCAGTTGATCGAGCTTGCCGGGAAGAGGCTGGAAGATCGAGGCATCGAGTACCGCCTGATCATCGGCGGGATGTCAGCTTTGGAGAAGGAAGCAAACCGGCAAGACTTCCAGTCAGGTAAGGCACAAATGCTGTTGTTCACCATGGGAGCTGGTGGTGAAGGTCTCGACATGACCGCTGCCAGTACCATGGTCCGGCTACAACGCAGCTGGTCTCTGATCCAGAACTTGCAGACGGAACGACGGTTCTGGCGCATCGGATCGGAACGGCATGACCAGCTCAACCTGATCGATATCGTGGTACCCGCCACCACCGAGGTGCGTCAGTTCAGGGTTGTTGGACAGAAGCTGGCTCGACTGCAACAACTCAATCAGGACATTGCTACCATCATGGCCAATGGTGGGCTCGACCAAGCTCGCTTGATGGCACTCCAAGCAGAGCAGCAGGCCATCATGGCAGCTGACGATTTGACTCAAGAGGTTGATCACAGTGACGGATCAGACGATGATCTTTGACAACTGGGCGGATGCTGTCGTCCACGACCGCAAGGTGCGCAAGAAGCTCACCCGGCAGGAGTACGCGGACCTGACGGAGCTGACCCCAGGTCTGATCCAGGGCGCCGAGAACGGTCGACGGATGAAGCCGACCACGATCGAGAAGCTCCTTCCTGTGGTGGGAGATCTCCTGCCCGAGAGCCTGGGTGGCACGGGCGCCGATGGTGTGCTGTCGTCAGACGAGCCTCAGGCTGACGCGTCGTACTCGAACCCTGTCGATCGCATCGACAGCCTGAGCGAGCTGGAGAGGGTTCGAGCTTGGCTCCAGAATCGCTATGTGCGTGTGATGGAGCGCCTGGCCGGCAAGCCGGCCCCACCCTTCGGCTTGCCGGGCTCAGGAGGCATGCCGGACACGTGCCAGCCTTCGGAGTTCCAGGCCTGGGACAGCTGGCTGACCGCCGTGGAAGAGCACCTGGGGCCCGACACGGAAGCTCAGGTCGTCTGGTGGGTGCCCACCGACCCCTACGAGGACGATGACGAACGGGACGATGAGGTTGTCGTAGAGACCCCAGCCGGTATCTACACCGACCTTGAGGTGCAACTACACCAGTCAATCGAGCGTGCGAAGAACGTCGAAAACGCTATGGCTGTGTCGAGCACACCAGACGGCCAGCGCGAGGACATGGAGCCACCAGTACGAGCAGAACGGCTCAAGCTGGGTGAAGTGGTACAGGGGCCCTGGCAGGCTCTGGATCCTCCCCAGCCTGGGCGTGCTGAGCCAGACAAGCTCGTGTTAGATCCAACGCTTACGTACATAACCAACAGTGCTCTGCAGACATGGAGCGACTGCCGACGGAGATGGTGGCTGGAGCACTACAAGAAGCTCTCTGCCGGGCCTCGTTCGGTCACCGGAGCTGCATCCCTCGGTACGCGGGTGCATCAGGCTCTCGCGGTCAAGTACGTCCCCGATGGTGAGGACGAAGGGGACGTCTTCGGTGAGCTGGCCTGGACGGTGGCCGACGATCGGCGCTACCTGGAGTCCATCAACGCTTCAGCTCCCAAGTTCAAAGAGCTGGAAGCAGAGCACGACTTCGCCAAGATCATCATCGAAGGCTACCTGGAGTGGCTCGAAGAAACCGGTGCCGACCGTGATTTCCAGGTCATGTCTTCGGAGAAGGGACTGATCGTCCACCCCGGATTCCCGGGGTTGGATGATGTTCGACTGCTCTCGAAGGAAGACACCCGGCTCTTCCGGAACATCGACAACGCTGTGCTGTTCATCGACCACAAGACCGTTCAGAGCTTCGATCAGATGACCGGATGGGCACACATGAACCGGCAGATGATCCACTACGGTCTTGTTGAGTTCCTGCTCTTGGCCGAGCAGCAGCACCAGACCATTGGGACAGTCGATGAGCGAGAGATTCGTCGTACTGATGGTGCGATCCTCAACATGCTGCGCAAGGTGAAGCGCACAGCCACGTCAAAGCCGCCCTACTACCACCGCCACCAGATCCGCTACAACATCGAGACGTTGCGCAACTACTGGCGCCAGATCTTCGGAACCATTCGGGAGATCATCGAGGTTTCGGCGAAGCTCGATGCCGGAGCCGAGCACCATGATGTCTGCCCACCGCGGCCTACGCAAGACTGCAGCTGGAAGTGCCAGTTCTTCACGCAGTGCGCCATGTTCGATGACGGCTCGGACACCGATCGGATGATACAGGAAGTCTTCGTGACGGTGGATCCGCTCAAGCGCTACGACAACGAGGTTGCGAGGTTCGTCGAATGAGCTTCACCGAGCAAGAGCTTGAGGTGATGCGCTCGGCCGCTGGCCTGGTCACGGCGGCGCTCTCCGAGCAGGCAGGCGACCCAGCCGTGACCAACCTCGATGACTTGATCTGGGACAGCGTGCACAACTGCCCACTCATGGCCAGCACGCTCGTGGGCTGGCTGGCAGCGTTCCTGCTGCAGTACGGAAAGCTAACCGGTCGTGGTGCTCTCGACGTCTGGCAAGGGTTCCTGGCCGATGCGGAACGGCGCTGGGGGAGCGTGTAGAGTTACCTACTCGAACGGGAGACGGATGAGACACGAGACGAAAGACGGCTGATGTTCGAGACCTTCTCCATCTGCCTGCATGCTCACTCGAAGGTAGGGAAATCGACCATCGGAGGCAGTGCGCTCTGGCCGAAATTGATCATCGACGCTGAGGGTTCGACGAAGTTCCTGCCCATGCGGTTCATATCCTGGGATCCGCACCGCTACAGCCCACCCATCCCCAATGGGACATGGGATGCATGCCGGGTCACGGTCCGACGCATCGAAGACCTGATCCGGGTCAACGAGGTGCTCCAAATGGGTCTCCACCCATTCGCCTCTATCACCGTCGACTCGATCTCCGAGATCCAACGCAAGCTCAAGGATGGGCTACGCGGCGTCAACGGCGAGACGGACTGGGACTTCTGGGAGAAGGTGCTTCACCAGATGGACTACTTGCTGCGCCAGATCCGGGACCTGCAGGACCACCCGACCAACCCAGTCCCGATGACGGTGTTCATCTCCGAAACCATGGTGGGTAAGAGTGGCAAGCTCGTGCCCAACATCCAGGGCAAGATGGGTGTGAACCTCCCCTATCTCTTCGATGTGATCGGGTACTACGAAGAGGCCATGCAGCCAGGCCCCGATGGGCAACCCCAGTTCGACCTTGCTACTGGAGCTTTCAAGACGCACCGGATCATCCACATCAAGCAGGGTCCCCAATGGGAGGCTGGAGAACGTGTGCAAGGCCGGTTCGGGCACCACATCATCGTTCCCGAGATCGACATGATCAACAACCCTCAACCATCGACACTTCTCACGGATATGTACTTCCATCTCTATCCGCACATGAGACCGCAGACGCAACAAGGAGTTGTGTACCAATGACAACCATCGATTGGGCCGGAATGATGGCCAACTCTCAGAAGATCGGTGAGCCGATCCCTGAGGGTGACTACCCGGCCGTCTGCGAAGACGCCAGCTTCACGCAGTCCAGGGCCGGAGAGCCGCAGTGGAAGATCACGTGGAAGATCGTCGGTGGCGCCCACAACAACCGGCGCGTGCTCGACAGCCAGACCCTGGCCACAGCTCCTGACGAGAAGGGCGCCCAGCGACGCGGGTTCTTCTTCCGTGACATGAAGTCGCTCGGGATGGACGACTCCTTCTTCGCCCAGATGCCTCCCGGCGAGCTGGTCGCTCAGCGGATCGTCGGTCTACAGGCGATGCTGACCGTGACCATCAACGCCAACGGCTACAACAACGTTCGTGGCTACCAGGTGGTTGGGCAGGCTGCCCAACAGCCTCAGCAGGCGATGCAGCCCCAGGGGTTCCAGCCCCAGCAGGCAGCTCAGCAGCCGATGCAGGCTCAGCCTCAGGCGGGCTTCCCCCAGCAACAGCAGCAGTTCCAGCCGGCTGCAGCTGCTCCTCAGCCCCAGCCGATGCAGCAGCCCCAGCAGTACCCCCAGCAGGGCTTCCAGCAGCCGCAACAGCAGCAGTTCGGTCAGCCTCAGCAGCAGGGCTTCCCGCAAGCACAGCCCCAGCCGGGCTTCCCCCAGGATCCGACGAACGTGACCCAGACGGCTGGCTACCAGCAGTTGGGTGGGCCCCAGCCCCAGCAGCAGGGCTTCCCCCAGGCTCAGGCGCCCGCTCAGCAGCCTGTTCAGGGCGTCCAAGGCCCGATGCCGCCCCAGGGCTTCCAGCAGCCCCAGGAGCCGGCTCAGGACCCCAACCAGCCCCAGCAGAACGGTCAGTTCACGCCCCAGCCTCAGGCGCCCTTTTGACCGCTGAGGTGTTGCCGATGGGGGAGCCGGGCGGAGATCGCCCGGTTTCCTCCACCGTGCGAGACAGCGTCGAGCTTCCCTGTGGCTGTCAGGTACTGCCTGAGCACGAGATCGGTGCGCGAGCTGTCTCCTGTGCTCACGGGAGGTGGTCGTTGACCGTGCGCAGAGAGGTGATCATCCACTACGACGTCGCGTCTTGCCCTACCCCTATCGAGTGAAGTAGGTTACTTGAATGCAGGCTCCATCCATACAGACGCCTAGCGTCGAGGTAGCTCTCAGGTCGGCAGGGCATGCAGGGTTGACCATCAAAGAGCTGATGGATGCGACGGGGCTCTCCGAGACCACCACCAGGCGCAAGGTTGCCGAACTGAAGGTAGCTGGTCAGCTGCACAAGGCTCCGAGCATGGATGGTGCCAAGCACTACTGGGGCCCGAGACCTGATGGACGGAGAGCTGTCCCGGTGACCCAGAACGCTGAGGAGGTCGCTCCGAGACGGCGCGAGGCCTACGAGCGCGACATGAAGGTGCTGGAGGTGCTCAGGGTCAACGAGCGCATCAGCTGCAACGAGATCGCCCGGATCCTGAACATGCCGGACATCGATGACGATGGCTGGAGCCAGCTGGCCTACCTGAGTCTCAGACGGCTGCGCAAGAAGGGCTTCACACAACGAGAGATCGTCTGGGAGTACACCGGGCCCAAGGAGGATCTTGACCAGATCGAAGCGTGATGGATGAGGAAGCCGGGCCAACAGCCGCTGGTCCGGCTTCTTCGCGTTCAGGGGTTGACAGTGGCGGCGTTGTTCAAGTAAGTTGTTCGTATGACGAGCAACGAGAACATCCATCGGGGGAGCCTGACCGAGAAGTACCAGCAGGGGTATAACCACGCTTGCGCCTTCGTCGCAGCCCAGCCGCCCGCTGACCAGCAGGGGCGTTGGCTCTATCTGAACGGCTACACCGATGGTGCCAAGAGCGACCAGGTGCAGAAGGCGGTCAAGGCTCTGCAGACCTGCTCGGGTAACGGTGAGTGGGTGTGAGTTTGCCCGAGGCCATTCAAGACCACGCTCGAAGCATGGGCCTCTCGCTCAAACTGGGTGTGGTCCTGATCGTCCAGACCAAGACCGAGGGCGGAGCCTGGGAATGGGTCGAGACCGAGCCCTACAGCGATGAGCGAGTCATCGAGCTGCGCGACGAAGGCGCTCATGCTCTGGCTCTGCGGATCGGCAGCCGACGTGGGCCCATTGCAGACTTCGAGATCTCGGAACTGCTCGACTCGCAAACGGAAGTGAGGATCTTCTGATGACCACCTTCGATGCCAGTACGGATCCGTTCGAGAGCGACGATGAGTGGTATTCCGAACAGGTCATGCGTCGGGACTGGGAGCGTGGTGTGTTCGAACGAGCTGATGCTGAGGATCGTGCGAAGGTTCAGGCTTTCCGAGACAACGAGCGATTTCAGGATGCGATCTATCAGCAAGACTTCGACTGGCCGGCTCCCGACGATGAGCGTCGAGTGTCGCAGTTCGACACGGCGGAAGAGGACAGGGGCGAGCGATGAGCGAGTACCCGGAGCACGAGAAGGCTCGACAGGCCCGTGAAACTGGGCATTCTGACGAGATCGGTCAGTTCATCGAGTGGCTACGTTCAGAGCGCAAGCTCGTGATCGCTCGGTGGGAGGACAAGACTCCCTGTCAAGCCAAGCGTGAGTACCCGATGAAGCGTGCTTGGAAGTGTGTCGATGGACAGCTGATCGCTGGTGAGCACAACATCTATCACCAGCCTGGCAGTGTCATCGAAACGTGCCCTGATTGCGAAGGTTCTGGCCTAGTTGATCGGATGGTGCCGATCCTCGTTCGAGCTGGACTGACCATCGAACAGCTGCTCGCCGCTTATTTCGAGATCGATCTTGACAAGCTGGCTGCCGAGAAAGATCAGATCCTCGAAGACTTCCGACAGGCAGGGTCGAACAAGTAGCTTGACGAACGGCGCCACCTGTGCGATGATGCAGGCATGACGAGCACACAAACCAGCCGCAAGCCCCGCACAGAGCGCATCCCGGACGAGTTCGCAGGGCACGGAGCCGTGCGCCAGGGTGGCTCGCTGCCGGTCTACCGCTGCACCACCTGCAAGCGTGAGGTGGTCTGGGCCACCAGCCGCAAGACCAGTGGCAAGTATCTGGTCAACGTGAGGACCGGCTACAACTTCCAGCGCTTCTACCAGGGCAACGACCTGCACAAGTGCGAAGAGTTCACCGAGAAGGACCAGCGAGCCCTGGCCATGGCGCACAACGAGCGGGTTGGCAACGAGATGCTCACCCGAGTGCAGGCGCTGCGTGAGGCTGGAGCTTCGAAGGAAGAGATCGTCAGTGTTCTGAACGAGTACGACAACCAGTGGATGGAGGTCTAGGACATGGGTGACAACATCAAGCCGGGTACGCGGGTTCGAGTCGGTGGCACCAACAAGGGAGCCACCGTCATCGAGCCCTTGGCCGACCAGTTCCCGTGGTGCGAGCGCATCCAGTTCGACAACGGTGATGTGGCGATCCCGCGTCGAGAGTCGCTGACCGTGGTCAAAGAGCGCAAGAAGGCAGCTCCCAAGCCGGCTGGTCAGCCCGAGACGGTTCCTGCTGTCGAGCCTGACGCACAGCAGGAGATGGAGTGGTGAATCGCTCTCGTTGGGTCCTGCTGGCCGTCCTGGTGGCCATGGCCGCGTGTGTCGGCTGCTACCCCCAGCCGGCTGCCTGGAAGCCCTGGGCGCCCATACCGACCGCTGAGAGCCGTCGGGTGGTGCTCTTCGGGGACTCGCTCGGAGCCATGGCCGAGAGCACGGTGATGGGGCCCGGCCACGCTGCAGATCGGGAAGGCGAGTCGTGGTCGTACAACGCCATCGGCGCCACGAGAGTGCAGCACTGGCTGGAGCCCATGGCTGGGGTCACGAGCGAAGACACGGTGGTCTTCGAGTTGGGCACCAACAACGTCTCGCTCGAAGCCATCAACACAGGAGAGCTGTCGGCCAACCTTCATGCCGGATTCGAAGAGCTGCGGGATGCCCAGTGCGTCGTGGCTCTGACGTTGAACACCACGGGAGGGGATCTCCGAGGTTCTCCCTACGGCACCCGCACTCGCTGGGTGAACACAGAGCTGCGACGGCTGGTGGCAGAAGGCGTCTACCCTAACCTGGTGTTGCTCGAATGGGATCAGATCTCTGCCGGGCGCGTCGACTGGCTCGTGAATCCTGTGCCCGGTGGTGACTACGTGCACTACAACACAGCTGGCAACGTGGCATTTGCCGAGCAGATCGCCAGTGCTCCGGGGCTGTGCCCATGAGGCCGGACACCAACGCACGATGCCCGGCCTGCCAGGGTGGCAAGAAGGTGCTCGTTGCTGTCGGTACGTCGACCACAGCAGGGCACACGGCAGTCGGTCGCAGGATCGTCGACTGTGCCACGTGCGACGACGGAACGGGTCCCACAGGCCTCGCTCTCGTGCCTGGACGACCCAGCGGGCGCCAGGTCGTGGCCAGGCTCTTCCGGAAGCTGGGGAGCCACTGAGATGCTCGTGACGGACCTTGAGCTGACACCCTGGTGCCCGGTGCACGTCGTTCCGTTGCAGGTCAGGGGCTGGGTTACGACAGAACAACCACAGCTCAGATACGAGAAGCAGAAAGGCGTCTGGTTTCTCGATTTGAACGGGATGCAGTGCCCAAAGGCTGTGGTCCAGAGCAATTGCATCAATCGATGGATCGCAGACGTTCGATTAGACGAGATCACGCCTGAGCAAGCTCGGGCCCGGATGGAAACGAGACCGAGACAATGACGATTCGACACAAGATTCGCACTGGTCGAGACGTGGACCAGAACATCTACATGCAGGCTGGTGACGAGCCCAGGAAGGGTGATCTCGTCATCGGTCACATCTGCCATGCCGAGACGGCTCACGACGTGGTCAATGATGTCAACGCCATGGTCGAACGGCGCAAGGAAGATCCGCTCTTCCCGAAGCAGGGTGGGGTTGAACTGCGCGAGTTCGCCAGCAAGCTGCTTCGAGCTGCGCACTGGTCAACCGAGCAGAGCGACCCAGCCCCCGACTGGGACGGCTTGCTACGTGAAGCCAGCACGGTGATCGAGCTGTTCAGCTGGCACGTCGACAACGAGGGACGTGTGATCTGACATGGGGGATTGGAGAGACCGGGCGGCATGCGGTTCTCTGCCTCCCGAAGACGCTTCCCGACTGTTCTACCCAGACGGTGCTTCTTTGAAGTATCAAGACGACATCGATGCGAGCAAGGCGATCTGTGCTGGCTGCCCTGTTCGTGTCGAGTGTCTCGTCTATGCAACCATCCGTAAAGAAGAGCACGGAACCTGGGGAGGCCTGACAGAATGGGATCGCAGGGGAGGAAGAAGAAAGAACGGGATCAAGAATCGAACCACATACACCAAGATCTGTGAGTACTGCAATAACGAGTACGAGACCACTCAGACAGTGCAGAAGACATGCGGTCGACGGTGCTCATCTCTACTGCAATCCCGTGAACGTGCTCTAGTGAGAGAAGAGGTGGCATCATGATGGGTGGCGGCACCCGACACGACACCGGGACCGAGCGACGCCGGCCACAAGCGATCGTGGATGTCGAGACGGACCTGACCCGCCTGGCCATCGGCGTGTGCGACCGGCTCGTGAAGGTCGCTCTCGACGAACGCCGAGGACTGCTCGCCGACGGCTGGCCACCGGGTCACTCGTTGTGCGAGGGGCTCGACCAGGTGGCGCTGCGTTGGTCAGGTGAAGGCGACCACCAGCGCCGTGCGTTGCGCAAGCTGCTGGCCGAGGCTGGCATCCAAGAGGAGGTCCCCGATCGTGGCTGATTCCTCCACCGGCGCCCGGGTCGACATCACCGAACTGCGACGCCTCCACACAGCGTCGACCAGGAGCGCCACCAACTACGCCGAGGCGCTCCAAACCGATCAGGCAGCGCAAGAGCTACGGGTGCTGTTCAAGCAGGAGCTGCCGTCGCTGCTCGACGAGCTGGCCGCCTCCCGCCAGGCCACCCACGAGGTCACCGAAGCCGCACGAGCACTGCTCGCCGCGATCGAAGACGAGTGGCCCGGCCTCAGCAAGCGCAGCAACTGGCTCGGCTCCCGCGTCGGGGTGCTCCGTGCCGCTCTGGGGGCCAACGATGGCTGACCCCGACCTGCGCACCGCCGCCCAGGCGCTGCTCGACGCCACGTGCCCCGTCCGCGGGATCTGTCCGCTGTGCTCCACCGGCGGGTTCGCTCATGCTGACGGCTGCGAGTGGAAAGCCCTGCGTGCTGCTTTGGCCGCGGCCACCGAGCCGCCGCTCCGGCTGAACGCTGGCGAGCGGATGACCGTCGCAGCGTTGCTCGAACGGGTCGACGCCTGGGTCGAATCGGTCGAAGGCACGCCTGCGCCGTGGGCGCTGGTGGGCGACATGGCCGATTTTCTCCGCCGTCTCGCTGCCCACCCACGGAGGGACACGACCGATGGATGAAGCGAACGTGCTCATCCTGCTCGCCAACCTCGGAGTGCTGGCGCTCAACCTCAAGCTCTACACCGAGTACTTCAAGAACGAGGCCCAGAACGGCCGCAGGAAGGGCACGTCCGATGGCTGAGCCCGACGGTCGACCGCACGCCGTCTCGCTGCCGAGCTTGAGCGTCTGCGGGCTGCGGCGCCAGCCAGCCAGCGAAGACGACTGGGTGCACATCGCCGACTGGGACCCGTCGAGGGACGTGTTCTTCAGCATCGGAGAGGATCTGTCGCCCGCTGGCCGAGTTGGCATGACGCCCGTCTACTACCGGCGTGCCGCGGCGGGTTCACCAACACCCGCACCCACACGCCAGCAGGTACGAGAAGGTAGGTGGGTTAACGATCAAGCTGAGGGCGAAGAGTCAACCATCTGGTGGGAGTTTGGTGCCGGTGAAGCGATGGAACCTGAACAGGCTCTCCGTAATCATGCCGATAATCAACAGTTCGAAGCTGCTTATCGTGCCCTAGTGGCGTTGATCAATGGAGATCTGTGATGAGCTTTCAAGCTGCGTTTGTTCGATGGTTGGCGATACAGGTCAACGAAGAGATCCAGGCTCGGGATAAGGAGATCGAGAAGCTCAAGACGGCACTAGTGGGAGCACAGGAAGAGAATCGAGCACTCTGGGGAATCATCGAACGGCACCGTGATGTGATCAGTCAGGATCTACTCTGATGGGCTGGGCCTACGGCAAGAGCTGGGATGATCGAGAGATCGGCTACTCGGTTGAAGCTGTCTGCGACGAAGAAGGTTGCGAGACGGAGATTGATCGAGGGCTCGCGTACCTGTGTGGTGATCTCGACCAGGTCTTGAGCAACAACGGCTATGGGTGTGGGAAGTACTTCTGTGGATCGCACCTGTTCTTCTGGTCGCCAGGACATGACATCAAGGGTGTGTCACTCTGCGACGACTGTCAGAAGATCCACGGTACGGTTGTCATAGAAGAGTTCACGATGCTGGGTGGCAAGGTGGGCAAGCGGGCTGAGTGCCCGGTTTGTGCGGATGAAGTAGAGAAGATAACCCAGCCCGAGGCTGACCCTGGTATCGAACTCTACGACGGTAATGTCTTCACACCTTCAGACTTGAACGCTGAGTACGACCTGCACCCATGCGGCCACAAAGTTGACACCATCAAGCTGAAGACCCTGGGGCAGAGCGATGGGTGACCGGTACCGGTTGCTGGTCACGGGCAGTCGATCGTTGCTGACCTGGCGTCCTGTGTACCAGTCGCTGGGGGGCTGGCAGATGTTCCTGGGCACGACACAGCTCGTGGTGGTCCACGGAGACGCTCGCCAGGGTGTGGATGCGTATGCTCGGCAGTTCGTCGAGTGGTGCCGCTCACACGGATACAACGTCGATCAGGAGCCGTACCCGGCGGACTGGGACGGGCCCTGCGACTTCGAGAGCGGGATGTGCCAGCCTGGGCACAGGCGATCGAGTCGATTCGGGTCTAGCCCGGACTACTGCCCGACGGCCGGCCACAGGCGCAACGAGGCGATGGTTCGAACCATGCCGATCTCGTATGTGGCGATCACGGATCGTCCATTGAAAGAGAGCAAAGGCACACACGACTGTGTGAAGAGAGCGGATGCAGCAAGCATCCCAGGTGAGCGGCTGGAGCTGCATCTACCGGCTGGTGTGACGGAGATGCGGTTTGATACTCCGAATTGAGAGGAGGTGAAACCATGTGGAAGACGAGCAGCTTCTGTCGTACTGACTCAGGCGGCTGGGCTGATTGTGTCGAGACGCTTCGACACGAAGACGGCATCACGCTGCGCGACACCTCCGGTGATACGGTCACGTACTTGGAGGATGAGTGGCAAGCCTTCATCAAGGGTGTGAAGGCTGGCGAATTCGACTGACCGGCGCTGAGACGCGTTGGATAAACCGGTGGCGGCTGTGCGTGCCTGTCAAAGATGAGAAGTAGCGTGCAGTCGCTGCCGTCGACTGGAGACACATGAGACGTTTCTACCCACCGACAGAATCAGACATCTACCACCGGACAACAGCTGGTCGTGTCTATGAGGACGTGCACCGAGAACGGATCCGGGCACACGAGAAGCATGACGACCATGGTCAGTCGATGGAGCGCAAGAGTTGGGATGATCCGGCCTGGCTCTCTGTCTTGGTGGAAGAGGTGGGTGAGGTAGCGAAAGAGCTGTGCGAGATGCGCCACGCTGCGCATGGCTTCATTGAGAGCCCCGGTATGACTGAGGACGAGTGGAGGGCTGTTCAGGTTGCAGCGATGCTCAAGCTGCGTGAGGAGCTGATGCAGGTTGCGGCGATGTCGTGTGCATGGATCGACGCCTGTGATCAAGAACGAGCATGAATGAGCTGTACCGCTCGGGTGTGATGCCGTTGGTGCCGCCTGTCGCTCTGGCTGGGCATGTCTTCGAGCTGCACAGGAGACAGTGGGCCCAGTGCCGGAAGTGCCTGGCAGACGTGCCCTGGTGGGCTCTGGTGGAGCGCAGGTGGGTCGGTGTGGGGTTCTGGCCTGGCATGGTACGAGGCGAGTGCATGGGAGCTGTGCGGGCTCTGGGGACAAGCCGGGAATCTGGGACGTGGGAACAGGAGATGACGAGATGGTCGACGCTCGGAAGGTGACGCGAGATCAGGTGATCGAGGCTGTGCAGGATGGACTGCAAGAGGCTAAGCAGCTCTATGGGTTGAGCTATGCGGTGCCCCAGCTCGATCGAGTCGTCAGTCATGTGATGCTTCTTCTGACCGGTGTAGCCGAAGATCCCATCAAGGCTGCAGCTATTGCTGCTCGTAGTGGCACGATCCCAGGGGAGAAACGCTCTCCGTATCGCTAGATGTGGTTTGGTGGTAGTTCGTTCGATTTGACACACGGTGTGGCTATGACGTAATATGTGGCATGAAGACTGCTACCGGCGTTGTGGTGGGCTGCAAGGAGATCGCAGAACGCCTCGGAGTGACGCAGAACCTGGTGGCCACCTGGCGGAAGCGAGGACAGCTCCCTGAGCCTGCAGGGAGCGTCGGTGGGCGCCCAGCCTGGTGGTGGCATGACATCGAAGCCTGGGATCAAGCCGGCAGACCGGCTATGGGTGGTGTGGGTGAGCTGGTCGACCGGTGACGGTCATCCAGTTCCCGGAGCAGCCCGGCATGCAACCCGGCTACCAGAACCGACCAACCCCGGAAGAAACCATCGAAGGGGCACGGTACGCGTTCTCCCTGGGCTTCCAGGCCCTTGGGCTCGTCTACCCCTTCGATGACGCCGGGGCGTGCCTATGCTCGAAGACCGACTGCCACTCTCCGGGCAAGCACCCCGCTGGGGGCCCACGAGCCGTCTATAGGTCGATGAACGAGCTTTGGGCAGCCATGGCCGGCTTCGGGGGTGTGCCAGGGCTGTTCGCCCCCACGGGCGCCGTCAACAGCGTCACGGTGATCGACTGCGACTCGCACGGTGATGGGGATGGCGTCTGGGAGTTCGAGCAGTGGCTCGCAGCGTGCGATGTGGTGCTTCCCAGGGGCCTACGACAGCGAACACCCAACGGTGAGCATGTCTTCGTCCAGTACGTGCCCGAGCTGAAGGCCAAGACCGGGTTGCGTGGCTGTATCGACATCCGCAACGATGGTGGGCTGATCGTCATTGCTCCCTCGCTGCATGTGAGCGGACAACGCTACGAGTTCGATGTAAGCGGGGTTGGTGCCCCCAGCCTCCCCGCCGGCTTCGCTGAGATGCTGCGCTCCGAGAAGGGTAGACGGGTTTCGAGCAACGGTTCCAACGGCAGCGGCCCAGGGCGTGACGATGCGACCAACGCCCACGCGTTCCAGTGCAAGAAGCTCGGGATGTCCGAGGCCGATGCTCTTGAGAGCGTGCGCGAGCTGTGGGAGACGTTCGCCCAGCCGCCGGCTGCCTCACATCCCTTCACATGGCCTGATGCTGTGGAGAAGGTGCAGAACGTCTATAGGAATCCGGAGATACAACCGGAGCGGGAGCACCATCCCGAGTGGGTGAAGAGCCTGAGGGTGGGCGAGCGTGACACGGATGAGGTCTACGCGCTAGCGGATGGCCAGCGTCCTACCGATGTCGGCAATGCCAATCGGCTTGTTGCAGTTGCCGATGGGCATGTCCGCTACGTGGCGGAGTGGGGTCGGTGGATCGTCTACGACGAAGGCATGTGGCACATCGACAGCGGCAACGTGCGTATGAACGGCTGGGGTAAACGAGTAGCGAGAAAGATCTTTGCCGATGCTGCGTTGTTGGATGATGTTGGGCAGAGAGACGAGATGTGGAAATGGGCGAAGCGCTCGGAGTCGAGTTCTCTGATCAACTCCATGGTACGGCTCGCTGCCGATGTCCCAGGTGTGCTCATAAGCCACAACGAGCTTGATCAGTACCCCTATCTGTTCAACGTGCGCAACGGAACAATAGATCTGAAGACTGGGAAGCTGCTCGATCACAGCCCTGAGCACCTGCTGACTCGTCAGGCCCCTGTAACCCACGACCAGAGTGCTCGCGCACCGCTCTGGGAGCAGTGCCTGAGGCAGTGGCAGCCCGACCCTGAGGTCAGGTCTTACCTGCAGCGGGTGGTTGGGTCGGCTGCCACCGGACATCCGGTCGAGAAGTTCTTCATCAACCACGGTGAGGGCGGCAACGGCAAGGGCAAGTTCTTCGGGGCTCTCCAGGCTGTCATGGGCCCGTACGCAGGGATCCCGCACAAGAGCCTGCTCGTCGCCCAGACGCACCAGCAGCACGAGACGGTCGTAGCGGACCTGTTCGGTGTCCGGATGGCCGTAGCGGCGGAGACAGAGGCAGGGGAGCGCCTGGATGAAGCCTCGATCAAGAGCTTGACCGGTGGCGATCCGCTCAAGGCCAGGCGCATGCGCGAGGACCGCTGGATGTTCAAGCCCAGCCTGACGCTGTTCCTGCACACCAACCACAGGCCACGAGTTCGAGGGAGCGATGAGGGCGTGTGGCGACGGGTCGAACTGATCCGCTGGGATGTGACGATCGAGCGGAAGGACGAGCACCTGGCAGCCAAGCTGGAGTCGGAAGGGGCCGGCATCCTCAACTGGGTGGTCGCAGGAGCCCGCCAGTGGGTCTCCAGCGGGCTGCGAACCCCAGCCTCGGTGATGGCTGCCACATCGGCCTATCGGGACGAAGAGGACCATGCTGGCCGGTTCATCGCCGATCTGCCGGCTGGCTCCAAGCTGGGCCCGACGGAGTTCGTGTCGGCTGCTGCTCTCCGGAGCGCCTACGAAGCGTGGTGCGGAGAGGTGGGTGAGAAGCCCTGGAGCCAGCGTGCTCTTGGAGCCGAGCTGATCAAGCGAGGGTTCGAGAGGAGCAAGCAGGGCAAGGCCAACATCAAGGGCTGGAGAGGTCTCAGTGTGGCGGAGACCGCCACGGATTTGTGGCGGAAGAGCCTTCCAGGCGGGACTTATCCACAGGTTTGAATCTTCCAATGCTAATTTGGAAGAGTACCTCTGACCAGGGTGGCGACCCCATGCGACCCCATTCTCCGCATGGCACAGATCTAACTCCCCTCATGAGGGGTTATTGGGAAAAAGGGGTCGCATGGGGTCGCCAAGTACTCTGACCTGGTCTTTTGCAAGAAATTGAGGGTTGGCGTGCGGTCTCAAGTAGGTTGTTGGAATGACTGACATTAGGAGAGGCAGATGACGGCACCGACCAAGCAGGAGATCGAGGCACTGATCGCCTCGCTCGAAGGTGAGGCGGAGCCACCTCGGTGGTATCTGCAGCCCAGCACGGAGAGTGAGTTTGCAGCCTCGGTGGTTGTACGGACTGGAGCGACCCCGACATATGACGAAGACGATCATCTGACGGGTATCAGGGGATCGGTCTGCAGCGAGGCACGTAGCTTGACTTTGGGCACCGTTTGAAACAACAATTCTTTCAATGGGCAATGTCGTTCCGATCTCAAATGGAGGAGTGGTTCCGCAGTGCCAGGGCACGACGGGCAAAGGAACGCGCTGCCGTTTCAATGTGCGGCTTGATCTCGCTGATCCCAAGTTCTGTGCGATGCATCAGCCGAAGGACTTGGAACCTGAGCTGGTTGTCAAGAAGATGACCATGGCTGAGCAGCTCAAGGCTGCTGAGCAGCAGATCATGGATCTCGTGCCTGTTGCGATGCAGGCGCTGATTGATGTCCTGACTGGAGAAGACACCAAGCCGGCTGATCGCATCAAGGCAGCTCAGATGGTGATCGACCGGAGTGTTGCTCAGCGCATCCAGGTGGAGACCATGACCACCGATGTCCGCGACCTGGATGACGAGATCGAAGAGGCACTCGAAGAAGTGCGCGACAACCTGAGGACTGGGACGGATGGATAACCCGAACATCAGACCTGTGCCCGAGACGATCAAACGTATCTGTGTAGAGCCCAAGTGCGCTATGCACAACCTGGAAGTGACGAAGACGCATCAACACATGATCATGCCAGAGCCCTGGAGCTTCGAGGTGGAGAAGGTGGGTGTCATCTTCGTCTGGTCGATCAGTGATCCGGATGAGCAACTACTCGTTGGGACCACCACCAAGGATCCGAGCGATCTGTTGAGCGGGATCGTCAGCGACCACAACCACTCGATCGACTGCATGGATTGATGAAGCCGGTTGCTCAGACCAAGATCCACATCCCAGGCGAGCAAGACGGGAACTGCTTTGCCGCGTGCATCGCTTCGCTCTTCGAGATGGAGCTTGAGTGCGTGCCTAACTTCGTCGAATTCCAGGGCCCGTTGGGTTGGTGGGATGCAGCTCGGGCATGGTGTCGTGAGCGGGGTTATGACATCGCACGTATCGAGAAGCTCAGCGATGTGCTGGTGTGGGCTGACTGCCCACCTGGGGATCACGCGCTGGCAACGATCAAGAGTCCGAGAGGTGATTGGCCTCATGTCGTGGTGATCGACCGATGCGGAGTTGTGGCCCACGATCCCTATCCGGATGCGCCAGTTGGTTATGAGCCTGACGAGATCATCGAGCTTGAGCTGATCACTGCTCCGTATGAGCCTTACCCGACACAACCCATGGATCTTGTCGAGTGAGCGACTACCGCCAAGCCTGGGAGCAGGACCGAGATGAGATCGATGATGTGATCTGGGATTTCGCCCGTGGTCGCAGCGATGTGCGCAGGGTGCATGACCCCCTGGTGACCCGGATCTTGGAACTTCGAGGGCACAAGCCCGCCGGTCCGCCCCGCGAGAGGCGGCTCAGAGAGCCTGGGAGCCCCGATCCGGACAGTCCGGCAGCACGGCGCCTGGAACGGGCTGAACGGGCAGCAGAGCGGCTCCAGGGCTCGCTGACGAGCCCTCAGCGGGCTGCGCTGGCCCAGCACGAGGCGGACATGCGACAGCTCAGGGAGCGCTTCGAGGGTGGCGGAGTCTGACAAGTAGGTGTACTGTGTCCTTCACCCAGACGAAAGGACACGGCGGAATGCGACGAAAGTTGACGACGCTCGGAGCCATGCTGGCTCTGGTGGTGAGCTTCTCGGTAATGGGTGCAAGCCCAGCCGATGCAGCCAGCTTCAACCCCTATGCAGCCTGGAGCTGTGGCGCCACCCGGCCGCACGAGGAGTACACCCTCACCAGGGTGACCGTTCTCTCCATCGGGGTCTACTCCAACAATGTCTCGTGGTTGCGAGCCTCGTGCTTCGCCAGAGCGGAGAACAGGATCTGCAACTGGATCTCGGAGTCCCGATCGAACGGTGTGCACTTCGTCTATTCCGGGTACAGCTGCGCTACGGTGCCCGGCTGATGACTCGTGACGAGAAGGCAGGGGCGTAGACGCACAAGGCCAAGCGAAGGCCCGTCAGCGAGAGCATGAAGAGAACCAGCACGAGAAGGCCGGTCTTCCTCGCAAGCACGTCGAGGCCGACGACATCCCCGATGACGGCACACTCGGCTAGGCTCTAGCAGCTCCCCTCCTCAGGAGCGGACAGCCCATCGAGCAACGCCCCCGCTCGGTGGGCTGTCTCGCGTCTACGTGCTTGACAGCCCACCAGTCCAGCAACTAACTTGACGTCTGCCGCCACGGCGGGGCCGGAGTACAGGACAATCGAGGGCTTGCCCGTGTGCTCCGGCCCCAACCGCCCTCGAAGACGGGAGACGTCATGCCAGACGAGCAGAAGGCTCAGCGGGAGCCGATCGAGATCCTTGACGAGCTGGCCACGGTCACCGAGAAGCAGTTTCAGCAGATCCAGCACGGTCGTGGCTTCGGCAAGCGAGTACGAGCCGCAGCCGCCACTCAGCGCACGGTGATCGATGCACCTGATCGCAAGGAGCTTCGCCCAGCCAAGCGAGGCGGGCGCCCTGCTGGTCATCGGCTGCTCCAGGTCGAGCGGCCGGTTGGCTCGACTAGTCGAGCCAAGCCCCGTGGTTCGTTAGCGAGCTTCCCTCGTGCGACCGCTGGCATGGTCGTGTGGCGCGAGATCCCGAGCTGGCACCAGAAGCGTGAGCCCAACAGTGCTGCAGCTCTCCTGAGCCCCACGAAGTCTCCGCCCTGGGTGCGCAAGCGTCGTGCTCGGGCCAAGTCCAAACTTCAGAAGGCGAGCAGGGTGGCGAACCGTGGCTGAACCCACCGAGCCCACCAAGCCCGCACACGAGGCTATTACCCGTGAGCCCTTCTCGTTCATCGTGCGTGATGGCGAAGAGCTAGGCATCGAGGAGGCTGTGTTCCAAGCCTTGGGTGCAGCCTCGATGTGCTGGAGCGAAGCACCGCACGGTGTGTTTGATAGTCGGAAGGCTGAGGAGATCGGCCAAGCGCTGATCCAAGTCATCAGTGAGAGGCTTGGCAATGCTTGACGACATCATCGCCTGGGCTGGCAAAGGCTTCGGCTTCATGATTGGTATCTGTCTGTTTGTACTCTGTGTTGTCGTGTTCAGGTGGTCTTACCTTCTCGTAGAAGGATTGATCTGATGACGTTCAGCACGAGACAGCTTCCCGATGGCCGCGAGCTGCGCATCGAGACCCAGCAGGTTGAAGCCACGGATATGGGTGGCTCGGAGCCTGATCCTGAGTGGTCGTTTACCGACAGACATGGTCACGTGCACACGCACAGCTCGGGTACCTGGCACTGGGTGCAAGACGACCCTGATGAAGAGACCTGGATCGATGCGGACGGCGATGAGCACGAGCCTGACGGCCACTATCAGTGCAACGTCAAGATGTTTGGATCGATGCGTTGCGGTGCGCTTGTCGAACCTGGTTACAAGTATCGGTCGGGTAGCTCATTCAGGCAGTACATCCCAGGACACACGAGCTACTACCTCGATGACAAGCCGATCACTGAGGAAGAAGCCAAGGAACTTATGGCTGAACTCTCCAATGTCTATCGGTTGTCGTCGGTGTCCCGTGAGGACGAGATCCGTGCTCGACTTGAAGCTGACCCAGAGCACCAGCGTTATAAGAAGCTGGTCGATGAGAGCAATGAACTGATCACGCTGGCTGCCCGGAAGAACGAGACGGTGGTCGAGCGGGTTGCTCGATGGCTGTTGAGCGTTTGGAGGCGGGGCTGATGGAGGAGTATGCTGAGCTTGAGCTTGGACTTGCTACAACTCGGCAGCTCCTGAAGGAACTAGAAGCACGTCTCGATGTGTCAGCGACTATTGATGACACAGATGTGCGAGCGAGGACGGCTCTCTATCACGTGCGTCGTGCCTATTCAGCGCTTGATGATCGACACTTGAGCTACAAGACGGTTGACACTGGTGAGCATGACGTCATTGAGTGCAACCGACCAGCACACCAAGACGGACACCACGGGCCCGCGTGCTACGGGATCCAGATGAGACGGGAAGAGACGCATGAGTGATGATCCGAACGGCGAGAGCAAGGCACAGACTGAGCGCATCCTCAACCAGCCTGGCTCCGAGCCGTACACGCTGACCGAAGATGACATCAACGGCTGTCGTGGGTTGCTCAAGCAGCTACTCGAAGCGGACGAGCGCACAGGTCCCTACGCCATCACGTCGATGCAGGGCTACCAGCGCAAGGCGTCAGCTGTGGTGGAGTTCAACCCTGGCGGAGGGCCTGAGGCCAACGCTCGTGGGCTTGAGCTTCTGATCGAGTCAGGGCCCAAGCTCGGTCAGCTGTGCAAGAAGGTCATCGCCCACTGGGACTCACGACCACAAGATGTGCAGTTCAACCAGATGTGGGAGCGGATGCAGAAGCTCGAAGCGTTCCTGGCTGCTCATGACGCTGTCGAGTGCAGCCCGGGATCCTATGACGATGCTGTTATGCGGCTTCGTGCGGCTCGAAAGGCTCTCGGATGAACCTCACCGAGGCATGCAGCTACCTGGGACGCACAATCCGGGGTTCGGTTATCGACGATGTGCAGGTGCACCGGGCTGACCCTACCGACGGACGCATCTACCTGATGTCAGGTGGAGAACGCGTCATCGAGGTGGCTGGGGCAACGCACGAGCACATCGATCAGCTGGGCAAGCGTGAAGCCCGAGGTGGGAGACCACCTCATGTGCGACCGATGGTGACCATATGAGTAGACAACCTGTGCAGATGACGCTACAAGGCGCTGTACGTTGCTGCTTCTGTCGTACCGACTACAACGATTACGCTTTGCCTCCTGATGACAGCAACCCGATCTCTGAAGTTCACTTCGGAGTGCGTTTCCCGATGACGCTGGCTGGGATGAACTCGGTGTGGAAGGCTCGTGTTCTGTTCAATGGTGATGATGTCACAGCACAGTGCTTCGAGGGCGAGGCTGGTGACAAAGGCTGGGTAGCGCTCTACGCACTGAATCGCAAGGGTGAGCGATTCATCTGTGGCAACGGTGAGCACCCTCTCGCCTACATGGAACACGGCAAGGTTCAGTTCCTGAAGATCCCCAATGATCCAGCTGCTGACTCAGCGGCACCGATCGAGTAGGGTTCCACCCGATGGAATGGGACCTGGGTGACGTCGTCGCCAGCTTCAACCTCAGGGTGAAGGGGCACCAGCGCTACGGCATCCGTCTGCGCAACAGCGTGCCCGAGCCCACCGAACCAGCCGAGCGCGTGCAGCGAGGAACTGTGCGGCCGGCACGTACGAGAGGAACCGTGATCATGGATCTTGGCGCCGACCAGAAGACGACCGCTTCCGTTCAGTGGACCGATGAGGTGGGCAACGAGGTGCCGACCCCTGCTGGTGCGACCGCCGACTACGCCAGCTCGGACACCAGCATCGTGGCCGTGAACGATCTGGGCGATGGCACGGCGGAGTTCGTGGCTGTCGGCACGCTCGGCAGCTCGGTCGCCTCGGTGCACGTGAGCGATGGCTTCGGCAACGAGCTGGACGGTGAGGAGACCATCAACGTCGTGGCCGGCATGGCCGAGCGTGTGAAGCTCAACTTCAGCGCTCCTGTCGAGTCGACCCCTGACGACGTCTGATCTCAGCGAAGAGAGCGGGCTCAGAGTGCCCAGGGCTGGCCGGAAGCACAGCTCTGGGCACTTCCGCGTGCTGCAGCCTCTGGCCTTTGCTGTGGGGCTGGCTGTGGTGCTCTGGGGCCCTCCACTGTGGAGCCTGCTCGTGGGAGGCGTGGCGCTCTTCCGCTTCGCTGCCTGCATGGACTGGAGGGTGGTTGACACGGCGGAGTCGAGTAGGTAACTTGAACATATGACGAGCAACCGAACCGAACGCATGATGGGAGCCACCACACCCATCGTTGGTTGGCGGAAGATGGATGCCGGGAGCGTTCGTTTCAACACACCGACCAAGGCTCAGAGGCGACGGATCGTGCGACGGATCGAAAAGCGCACTTGGACTGACGAAGAGACGAGCGAATGACGACCTACGCAGACTTGCTCTACGACACGGCTGAGATGCTTCGAAAGCAAGCACAAGTTCAGAAGCAGCAGGGCAAGCACCACTTGGCCAGTGCCAACGAGCTTCAAGCTCAGAAGATCCGTGAAGCGCTTCGTACGCGCTCCACCTACCCGGCCATGAGCACGGAAGACGTTGAGCAGATCAAAGCGAGGTATGACCCATATCCTTCTGATGCGCAAAGAGGGATGCTGCAAGACATTCGTGCTCTGGCTGATAGCCACGAGGCCATCCGACGAGAGAGGGACACGGCGGAGTCGATCGCTGAACGTTTAACGCTTGGCTATGAGCCTATTGATGGGGAAGAGCTGGGTTGGACATGGTTATTAAGTCAAGGTTTGGGGCATATTGACCGAATGACCAACGACCAGATCGACTGGTTCAAGAGGCACAAGGCGTGAGTGTTATCTCTGTGCTGAGGCACAACGGTCGAGTGTTCATGGCTGCCGACTCGATGAGCACAGACCAAGCTGGCATGATCTGGGATGGCTCGGGCAAGATCTTCGAGAAGATCCTTGAGGATGGTACGAGGCTGATCTGTGGGTGTACCGGGAACATCTCGACCGGCGCTCTCTTCCAGTTCGACAAGCACACCAAGGCTGGACCTGAGAAGACAGATGATCAGGAGTGGTACCAGGCTCTGGCTATGCACTTGACGGCGCTTTGTCATGAGTGTCGGGAGGTGCAGAGTGATGGGGATGTGCCGCTCTCGCTCTTTGTTGCCTGTGGTCCTGATATCTTCGAGATCGGACCCAACTATGCTCAGCCGATCGAGCACTATGCGGCTATCGGTAGTGGCGGACTGGTTGCCATGGGAGCGTTATGGAACGAGCTGGAGCGGTTCGGTGGCTACTACCGTCCGGCTGACGATGAGGTTGCTCAGACGATCGTAGATCGTGCTGTGCGTGCCGCGTGCCGATGGGAGCGCTCGTGTCGCGAGCCCGTGAACTTCTTGGCCACCTGAAACGCTCGGCTGAAGCGGTTCGGGATATGTTCAGCGTCGAGCGGCAGATGTCGTTGGAGGCACAGGCTGGGCACCAGGAGTGGCTGGCCGAGACCGAGCCTGTACGAGAAGGCTTCATGGACGATATACGCGGGAGAGATGACCGATGAAGAGAACGTTCGTGATCTGCCGTACGTTCAACGATTTCCAGAACTGGCGACACAGCATCAACTATTCGATCCCAAATCGAGAGTGTGTTGCTGTGCTCACTGGTGTTGCCGGGTTCAGTGATCGTCTTCGAGGTTATGTGATCACCGAAGAGCAGGTGGTCCGTTTCCAGGACTACCACAAGGGCCCATTCTGGCATGACGTTGAAGATCATCTTGCATTTGCATTGCGTCAATGACCGAGCGCCGATCAGGTGAGCACAAGAGGTTGCTCATGGGCTTCTTGCTGTGTCTGATCAGCCTGTTGCTCGTGGTAGCTGCACCCTGGGACAGTGTGTCCGGCTGGTGGCTGGCTCCATGGGGAGCGCTCGTACTCACAGGTACGGGGCTCCTGCTGTGGGACGACTGGCACCACTTGCCAGACAAGGGCTCCGGGTGCGATGATCAAGCAACTGACTCGAACGAGGGAGACAGCTCGTGAGCAGGTTCGCAGACTGGATCGCCAAGCTGTGGCGGAAGCCGATCCCCTGGGAGATCCGGACCGACGATCGACGGGTGCGCCTAGGGCAGCTCAGGCAGCGTGTGCTGGCTGTCGGCGGGTTCCGGGCTTGGCAGTACGTTCCGCCTGTCGAGACGCCTGAGCGGCCCTTCCGCCCGTTGTGGGTGGACGTGCCGGCCAGCTCGGAACTGCACATCAATCCGATGTTCGAGGGCAAGCGACTCGGCCAGCTGGGCGAGGAGTTCCGCCGATCGCGGGTAGCTGATCGTGCGCTCACGCAGCTTACCGAGATGGTCGACCGGATCGAGGTCGCAGCTGACCGGATGTGGGCCCAGCTGCTCGAAGACGTCGGGGCTCCGTCGCAGGGCTGGGCGACTTGATCAAGACGTGGAAGGGCTGATCTCAGCTCCCACAGCGGGATGTGGCCAGGGCCTACGGGCCCTAGCCCTCCCGTTGTAGACTCCGGCCAGTCTGACCAGGGAGATCGCATGGCCAACTTCGTAGCGAACGCAGCCAAGGGCCGGCTCATCGAGCTGTACCGCAACGTCGATGCCAACAGCCCCACCGGTTGCGCGTTCCTGATCGTGGCCTTCACTGGTACGGCGCTGACCGAGGCCGGTGGTCAGGATCTCGACACTTTGGCCGATGTCGAGGGATCTGCTCTGGCTGAGGTGTTGATAGCTCACACCGGGTATGCCCGGAAGGTGCTCGTAGCTGCCGATCTGGCAGCCCAGGCTGTTGACGACACCAACAATCGGCAGGCGTTCACCCTGCCGGCCCAGAGCTGGACGCTCACGGCTTCGGGCACAGCCTGGTCTCAGGTGGGGCTCTTCTATCGTCCGAGCGCTGCACCTGCTGACTCGGCCATCGAGTTCTGTGGCATGTGGGACTTTGCGACCACGGGTGGGATAGCGACCGAGACCATCACGTTTCCGGATCCTGTCTACACCGCAACGTGATGACATAGGAGCGCTCTCATGACCGCTCCCGTTGTAGCGTCAGAGGCTTCCAGCAGCGAGGACGCCAACACCACCACCCACACGGTGGACATGCCATCAGGCATCGTCTCTGGGAATCTCTTGGTATTGGCGTTCGCTCTTGACAGTCGTGCGAACGTTTCTGGTCAGATTGCCGATGACTGGGTTCAAATAGCGAATACTGCCCACTCCGGCGATCTCGCTAGCATCCGAGTATTCTCGAAGACTGCAACAGGATCCGAAGGCGCTTCACAGTCGATCACAACAGCAGCTAGTGAGTGCTCTGCGCATCATGTGTGGCGTATCACCGGGTCGACCGGGACCCCTGAGGCAGCGATCTTTCAGGGCAACGTCGACACCAGTCTTGATCCTCCAGCATTGAACCCAACAGCTTGGGATGTCGAGGACACGCTGTGGCTCGCGCTGTCGTCGAGTGACGATGCAACATCCACCGTCACAGGGTTCCCTACGAGCTACACGGGCACGGGCCAGGTCAACGCTGCCGATTCGGCAGACGGCGTAACCCTAGGTTATGCAGTTAGAGCCAACGCTACAGCCAGTGAGGATCCGAGTCCGTTCACGATCTCGGCAGCTGAGGCGTTCTGCACTGTCACCGTCGGAATTCGACCGGTTCCTGACTATCCAACTCTTCAAGCAGAAGGCACTCAGCCGGCAAACGTCACCACAGGGAACCTGACGCTTACCCTCCCCACACATCAGGCTGATGACATCCTTGTCGCCATCGTGGCGATCTGGGCGCCGAACACCGCCGGGTCGCTCGCCGCCATCCCGGCATTGACCGATTGGACCAAGCAGGGTGCAGTCAACTTCCCGGGCACGCCTGATGGAGAGATAGCGTTCTTCTGGCGAAGAGCGACAGCCTCGGGAACCACTAACCCTACATTCACGCGAGGGGCGAGCTGGGACACCGGCACAGACACCGCGTACGGGGGCCGGGCGTTCGTGATCCGTGGTTGCGTGACCACGGGGGATCCGTGGGACGAGTTCGACCCGACAGCGGCGCTCACCGGCGCCAACGGATCGGTCGACGCGGTCACGGTCTCCGCGGCGAAGCGGACCGTCATCCAGTTCCTGGGCAAGACCGACGACTTCGTCACCGGCCCGACGGTCTCGGGGTGGACACCTGGCGTCCAGACCGAGCAGACCGCTGGGACCGACACCAGCTTCGGGACGTTCCGCAAGGAGAACGTGTCGGCCTCGACGACCGCCGACGCCTCGACGGTGGAAGCCCCGGTGGCCGGGGCGTACGTGTTCTTCGGGGTCAGCTTCAAGCCTCCGGTTACTGGGACACCACCTGTTGCAGCCCTTGCTGAGATCGATGCTCTTCTCTCCACCAGCAAGAGCAGCGACAGAGCAGCGGTGCTGCTGGCCGAGACGGATGTCCTGGTCACAGCCTCTCGAACGCACACCCTGGAAGCCACGGCGCTCGCTGAGCTGGATGTTCTTCAGCCTGTGGCGCGCACTGGCGCTCCCACGATCACAGCTCTCGCTGAAGTCGACGTGCTCTCGGCTGTCGCTCGATCGAGCGTGCAGACCGTGGCTGTGCTCACCGAGGCTGATGCGCTCACGGCAGCTCCGGCTGTGCATGCCCAGACTGTGACGTTGCTGGCCGATGCCGAGCAGTTGTTGAGCGTTACCAAGGCTTCGGATCGACCAGCCGGTCTGCTGACCGAGGTGGATGCTCTCCTGACCGTGGCTCGGTCGAGCAGCTACCAGCTCGGAAGCTGGGCAGAGGTTGACGCTCTGGTTGCTGGGCAGCGCTCGGGTAGTCAGTTGGCCGGAGTGCTGGCCGAGCTGGATGCGCTCGAAGCTCTGGCTGCTCCTGACGCTGTTGGGGCTCTGGCCGAGATTGATCAGCTTCTCGCTGTAGGGCACGAGACCACGCGCCCGGTCACTTTGCTCAGCGAGATCGATGGGTTGCTCGTCGTCCAGCGCTCCACCACACAGGCTGTGAGCCTGCTGAGCGAGCTGGAACAGCTTCTGGCTCCCACACGGGCTACCGAGCAGTCAGCAGCGCTCCTGAGCGAGCTGAACGCACTCCTGGCGCCGATCGTGGTTGTGGTCGACGTGCAAGTGACCGTTGGCGAGTTGCGACGTCGACTGGTAGTGCTCGATCCCGCACGAAAGAAGCGCACGATAGGAGTGCTCGATCACAGGGCCCGGCCTGGAGAGCTGAGGGCACACAGCATCCAGGGTGAGCTGACTCGACGCTACGATGTCGGCGAACTGGAGGATGAGCTGTGAGCGTGGTTCTCGAAGCGGAATCGATCGAGCGACTGATCCAGGACATCAAGGCTGATCTCGATCCGACTGTCAACGATCCTGAGTACGCGTTCACACAGGGCACCGAACGGCCGGACACGTGGACAGCAGGCGCCTGGGACGGAGATGCCACCCAGTCAGGCAGCACCTGGAAGGCGCGAGCGATCACGCCGCTGCTCGGAGCCTCGGGAGCGGAGGTACAACTAGTGGCTGGGAGCTGGGTGCCCTGGCTGCGACTCACCATCTCCGATGAGGTGGTCGTGACCAAGTTGACGAAGCTGACCGTGAGGGGTTGACAGGCGATGCTCAAGTTAGTAACTTGACCTGTGCCAACCAACTACGAGCAAGGAGGTGGCCAGCTCCGCCATGCAGACCATCTGTGACTTGACGTAGTAGGAAGGCGTGCTCCGTGTTGCTGGTAGCCGATTGTCCCCATCCGAAACCCCACGGTTGGCTACCAGCAGCACAAACAAGGGGATTGGTGTAAGTGGTGCACGCGGTGTCGTAGCTTCACTGCTCGTCAAGCTCTGCCGTAGAGCCCGGTTCAACTCCGGGCATCCCCACCAACAGAGATCTGTCGTCCCCAGCCGGCAGAAAGCGACTCCCCTGGTCATCTTCCTGCGGCCAGGGGAGTTGCGCGTCACCGGTCAAGTAACCTGCTCGATGTGAGCAGTCTCGTTACCGTGCCGAAGAACTGGAGAGAGCTGGATCTCGCTGCCAAGGCCCGGCTCAGGTGGCGGCTCAAGTCCAGGGCAAAGCAGCTCACTCCATCCGAGCACGCCCTGTGTGAGGACCCTGACCTGTGCGGGGAGATCATCAGGCAGAGTTTCAAGAAGTGGCCCATGCGTTTCCAGGCACCCGAGCGCGAGCACTTCCAGTTCATCAATGGACATGTGCCCTGGTTCGTTTGGTTGATCCTTGCTGGGCGTGGCTGGGGGAAGACTCGGACTGGTGCTGAAGATATAGCCAAATCGATGAACGAGAAATCGATTCGGGTGGCTCTCGTTGGGCCAACCTTTGCCGACGGTAGAGACACCATGGTAGAAGGTGAATCAGGGCTGCTCTCAGTTCTACCCAAGAGCTTGATCGAGAATTGGAACCGTTCCATTGGCGAACTGGTGTTGCGCAATGGCAGTAGAGCTAAGATCTTCTCAGCAGAAGAACCTCAGCGGTTGCGCGGGCCCCAGCACCATCGTGCTTGGTGTGATGAGATAGCCGCCTGGCGTTACCTGCAAACCACCTGGGACATGCTGATGTTCGGCTTGCGACTGGGGCGTGAGCCGAAGGTGATCATCACCACTACGCCCAAGCCCTATCGCTTCATCCGGCGTTTGGTGGCTCAGTCGACCGATCGTAGCCAGAAGGTGGTCCTGACAACTGGGAGCACCTTCGAGAACAAGCGCAATCTTCCCACCGTGGTCATCAACAAGCTCACCGAGACGTACGAGGGCACGCGGCTGGGACGCCAGGAGCTTGACGCTGAGGTGCTCGAAGACCTGGCTGGTGGGATCATCAGGCTTGCCGATATCGAGGCCATGCGGCTCTCGGTGGGAGATGTCCGAGCAGCGTTTCCGACTGCTGACATCAAGGATCTGATGGATCGGATCGTGGTCGCAGTCGACCCTGCTGTCACCTCGAACCCCACGAGCAACGAGACAGGCATCGTGGTGGCCGGACGTTCGATGGGCCCCTGTCCGATCTGCAGCCCTGTCGAGAACCCCCGTCGACGCTCACACGCGTTCGTGCTCGAAGACGCTACGGCTGCTCGACGGGTGACAGAGGCGGAGTGGAGCAGCAACGTGGTCTTGACCTACCGGCGTTGGTGGGCTGACAAGGTGGTCGGCGAGGTCAACAACGGTGGCGATCTGGTCGAGGCTGTGATCCGAGCTGTGGACGGCACGCTGCCCTACGAAGCTGTTCGAGCGTCGCGAGGCAAGGTGCAGCGGGCGGAGCCCATCGGAGCGCTCTACGAGCGTCACGAGGTCCACCACGTAGGGACGTTCCCAAAGCTGGAGGACCAACTGTGCCGGCTGGGGATCGACCCTGAAGACGAAGAGGATCCGGACCCCGATGACGAAGACAGCAGCTCACCAGACCGGGCTGACGCCTGTGTGTGGGGTCTCACCGAGCTGATGATCCCCGATGCTCGGATCACGACTACGACCGGCCAGGCAGAGGATGAGCGGGGCTTGAGCGACCGGTAACGCGAAAGAGCCGGGCCCTAGCGGCGGGGCCCGACTCTCAGCGCGGCGGAGATTAATCAGAGCTTGAACAGCTGCTCGACCTTACGGAGAGCGAAGGCTCGCCAGGCGTCAGTCTCTTCGACCGGACGACCAGCCTTGACCAGTTCATCGGCGAAGCCAAGCACGAGCTTGGTGAAGTGCGTAACGTTGGTGGCTTCGCCCACGATCCGATTCCAGATGTGGTTGAAGCGATCGAACAGCTCATCAGTGAACTGATCGGCGAAGGGGTTGGTTCCGAAGTTCTGAGTGGTGCTCGTCATGCCCGTAGTATGCGCAGACCTGGTGCCGTTTGTCAAGTAGCTAACTTGAAGAACCTCGGAGGGACCAGGCCAGCACGAACAGGCTGAGGGTTGCCAACACAGCGCAGGCGAGCCAGATCACTCGTCCACGTCCACCTGTGGGCGGAGAGCTTCGAGCACGGCCATGGCCGCACCGCACAGGAACAGGCCGGGTCCGAAGAGCCAGCAGAGCCCGCCGATCATGCCCCAGGTGTTTGAGGTCTGACCGGCGTTGTACATCGGGGTGATGACCGAGCCAACTGCGAACAGCATGGCACCAGCCAACAGCATCAGGAATGCCCATTGGTTACGCGTCATGGCGCCCATCGTAAGCCTCCTCAATGTCGAGTGCTCGAATGTTGTAGTTCCGTGCGAGTAGCCGTGCTCGTAGCCAGTAGATGGCTCGGGTCTTGTTCAGGGTGAACCGAGCATCGATCAGGCCAGGCTCACACTCGGCCATTTTGCAGACCTGAGACCAGGTCATGCCAGATCACAGCCTTCCTGGTGGCCTTCATCGGCCACGATCTGGCCGGGGCAACCACAGGGGAGCACACCGTCAGTCGATCGGTAGAAGTAGTGCGTGCCGCCACGAGGGCCCGAGCGCTCTTCACGTAGCGCGTAGCCCTTGTCAACCAGGTGCTCACAGGCGCCGACACAACGGATCAGCGTGCTGGGGACCCAGCGGTTGCCGTTGCCGCTCAGGCGTTGGAGCCGCCCATACACTTCCTTCTGGTGCGGAGTGAGCCGCTTCTTGGTGCTCGTCATGTAGGTGATCATACTCCGCCGAAGAAACCGAGTCAAGTAGGTTGACAAACTCCGCCGGATCTGATTAGCTGTGGTCATGGACAGCGGGACGCCGCTGGTGAGGAGGGGTGATCCCGCCTTCAATGCTCCCACGGGATACATGCCGGCCCTGGTTGGGCGATGCAGCGGAAGAGCTAACTCTCTTCCACAGGGTTCGATTCCCGCTGACGGCACGAGCCATCACGTAGTTCCCGGAACAGGGTCTTAAACCGATCTCTGAGCCTCCCATCAACGGTCCACCGTCCCAAGGCGACGTCATCCGGCCCGACGGCACTTGCCGCCAACCCCGGAACCCTCGCAGGGTCACAGGATGTCAGTGCAGGGCGCGAGCTGCGGATCGGGCGTGATGGCTTTCATTCGAGACAGAGACGAGCAGGAGACGAGAGATGAAACGATCCGAACTAAGTCCTGGACTCGAAGTTGAGCGCAAGCAGGGCAGAGAGTACCCGAGCTTCACCACAGGCATCATCGTGCTCGATGACCACAATTGGGATTCAGTTCCGAGATGGCGACGCAGAAGCCCTGACCATGTGTACGAGCCTGCACAAGGTCCGAAGGATTACGCCGCTCATCGTGGGATTCCTTGTGCTGTGCGAGTCGGCACGGAGTGGCGACCCAAGCTGATCCGAGCACAGGAGCTGGTGCCTGCTGGTTCAGCTGCTACGCACGATGCTGCTCAGCAGCAAGCCAAAGAGCGACAGAACAACCTCGAACAGCAGCGCAACGAGAGACTGCAGAGCCTCAAAGAGCGTTCGGGTGTCGAGATGTTGCGATATGCCACCGGTTGGCAGAACATCGACTACACCAGCGTCACACTCTCGATCGAGGACTTCGAGCGTGTGCTCTCCGATGCTCTCGAAGCTCGGACAGCTCGGGCTGCTGGCAAGATCAGTTGATCAACCTACTTGACAACCTCCGCCAACCGTGACATGCTTCTCTCATGACGAGCACCCAGCACCTCCCCACCGACACCATTGCTGCCCACTCGGCCAAGCTGGCCGGGCCCCGCGGCTACATCGACGGTCTTCTTGTCTTCATCCCGGGCTCAGCCTTCTTCGTGGCCAATGGCCAGCCCATGCGGACCGGCACTTTCGTGCCCGTCAACCGCTCGGGCATCTGGGCCACCCTGGATGACAATGGTGACGTGCTCGTGCAGGTCGGCTCGGAAGGTGAGCAGGTCGTTCGCACGTCGGGCTGCTCGACTGAGCTGCAGAAGCTGGGTGTGCCCACCTATCACCACGGGCAGCAGCTCGACTTCCAGGCGGCATGACCGCTCAACTTAGCCAGAGGGAGCTGTGTGCTCTCTCTGGCTGTTTCGCTCCACCCATGTATCTGAGCATGCCTCGATGCGGATATCCAGATTGTGGGGCAGTCCTAGTGGGAGAGTGGAACGAACGGTTCTCTCAGTGGGATTGGATTGATCTGGATGGCCACATGCTTGTGCATCACGACTGGGTTGACGAGATCTACAAGAGACTCGAAGACGTTGGCGAGCGGAGTCTCTCAAAGAGCAAGAAGGTCAGGCGGACAGTCACAGACGATCAAGCAGCTTGGTACTCGGAGACTCGTGCTGCTCTCGATCTAGGTTGGATACATACCTTCCACCAGCACTGCCCAGTAGGTGGTAAGACCGACGGATCAGGGCCTTGGTGCTGTGCTCAGCCGATGCAATGGACAGAGCCAGGGTGGCGCTGTCGAGTGCGCAAGGAGACGATCGTGCAAGCTGTCAGCGATGCTGTCTGGGTGCTTTGGGGTCTCCAGCGAACCACCAACGAGCTGTCACAGCTCCACAGGGGCCTGTACGAGAGCTGCAAGCACGCCCAGCCAGGATGGGCAGCAGATGGCTGGATCACGGGCCCCTACCGCGAGGGCTTCGAGCCCAAGGCGCTCTTGCTCATCCAGTCGAACAGGTTACTTGACAATGACCGCCAAGTGAGCGAGACTGAGCCCATGACGAGCACGATCGGACAGCGAGAGGCGACCAACCGAGCGATCAAGGCCACGGCCATCCTGGCTGTGCTCGATGGCTTCAGTCTGAGCGCTGACGAAGTGGAGCGGCTGGATGACGCTGGTTGGCAGGCAGCTGCGCAGCTCGCTGCGAAGCGCCAGAACCCTCCGGCTGAGTGGATCGATGCCAGTCCTACCACCCGAGCCACGGTCATCGGAACGCTTCGCCAGCGCGAGGCGACTCCGAACGAGTTCGAGGGGTTCCCGCAGTGAGCCGAGACCGGCATCATCGTGTGACTCCAGGTATGCCGATGACGGAGCACGAGGACGGACGACTCCAGGCCAGGGAGCAGATTCGATCAGCTCGGGAACGTCTAGCAATCACAGTTCATCTACATCGGGCTGATGAGGCTCAGTGGGCTTCAAAGTCGAGTGAGTGGCAGCGTGGCTATGACGACGGCTGGAAGTCGATGACATGAATCTCTGTCGCGAGACAGCCTTTCGAGAAGGGCTTAGCGATCCGGAGTTCTGGGAACATGTGTTACTGGGTGGCAGTGCTCCGGGGCCTGACTACGACATCGATCTCGATGACATCCAGCAAATGCAGGGCTCACCCTGCAGCGTTTGTGGCCAGCCTGGAGCTTGCGCCTATGACGCAGACGGACGACCGATGGTCCATACGACGGAAGACGAGACGGAGCTATGAGACAAGCCTTCATCAGCTGGACACCGCGAGGTGAGTCGGCTCGACTGGTCGACCATGCAGACACCATCTGTGCGGATTACCAGCAGCAAGGGTACGATCTGACGCTTCGTCAGCTCTACTACCAGTTCGTAGCTCGGGATCTCATCCCCAACACGCAGAAGAGCTACAAGCGACTGGGCTCGATCGTCGACAGCGCTCGCCTGGCTGGCATGCTCGACTGGGATTACATCGTTGACCGTACGCGCAATGTGTACCGGACCGATGGCAGAGACACGAGCCCGGCTTCCGCTGTCGAGCAGACGGCAGAGAACTACGCACGAGAACTCTGGGAAGCTCAGCCCAACCATGTGGAAGTCTGGGTGGAGAAGGAAGCTCTGGCAGGCGTGGTCGAGCGTGCTGCTGGAGCTACCGGCATCAACTACTTCTCGTGCCGTGGCTATGTCAGCCAGAGCGAGATGTACTCAGCTGGTCGACGCTTCCGCCGCTACAAGAGTCTCGGTAAGTCGGTCTACATCATCCACCTGGGTGACCATGACCCCAGTGGGATCGACATGACGCGGGACATCGAAGAACGCCTGAACATGTTCGGTAGCTATCCCGAGATCCGCCGCATCGCTCTCAACATGGATCAGGTGAACCAGTACAACCCTCCGCCGAACTTCGCCAAGGTCACGGATACCCGGTTCCAGGCGTACCAAGAGCTGTACGGAGATGAATCCTGGGAGCTTGACGCTCTCGACCCTGCAACGCTCAATGATCTGATCACCAACGAGGTTCTGAGCCTCCGTGACGAAGAGCTGTGGGCAGAAGCCCGAGATCAACAGGAGACCGAGCGAGAGCAGCTCCAGCGAGTGTCGGACATGTGGGAAGACGTAGTGGAGCTGATCGGATGACTGACAAGAAGAAGCGTATCTACATCGATGAGATAGAAGGTCGGATAGAAGAGATTCGTGCCGTCGCTCGCGACTACGAGAGGGCTCATTCCATGGAGGACGATCTCTTTCGTGATGTGCTGGCTGCTATCGCTGACGGGCAGCAGAGTGCCAGAAAACTGGCAATTGAAGTGCTCAAGTCAAGAGAGATCGAGTTCCCGAGGTACTCTGCATGACCATCAAGACAACTGACGGTTTCTGGCGTAGCCACGACCGAGACCATGAAGCACTGCCCAAGCCCAGTGATGAGACTGATCCGCTGAAGGTGACGCAGCACAACGGACCACATGCCCGAGTCCTCACGTGTGGTGTCTGCGGGATGCCAGCCCACTTGGAACACCACAAGCTCTTGAAGGCAGGCACCCAAGGCATGCTGCCAGTGCCTCCTTTGGCGTTCGGTCGGTTGGACCAGAACATCTGGGTTCCGAGGCATGGGCCGGCTCCCTACAGCTCGCGCACCTACCGGGAAGAGCTGCGCGGCACCACACCCGTGATCGAGCTGCCCGACGCCACGGTGATGGTCGACATCAGCCAAGGCAAGCGACACCTTCCCAGGCGTGGCACCGAGCGCAAGCGCGGTGCCACGGACACCGCTCAGGTGCTCTGTGAGACGGTGACCGGATGGCACTGGAAGATGCAGCTTGGCGACTGCTGGCACGCGGAGGTTTGCAAGTTCTGCCTGGAGAACCCTGCTCAGATCTAGTCGACCAACTTACTTGACAGACTCCGCCAACAGGCGTATAGTCACCTGCATGACGAGCACCACCGCTCCCCAGCCCACCAGCACTCCGCATGAGGAGCTGGGCGCCACCACCCTGAACCAGCTGGTTCGAGCTTTCAATGCTGACCCTGGTCTCATCCAGGTGAACTTCGATGGCCGGGCCCTGGGCTCACACGTGGTGGTCGACGGTGAGCGCATCGAGATCGACATTGTGCACGTCAAGGAGCGGGACCTGCATCTGATCCATCAGCTCGACGCCACGCGGTTCGGTTCGCTGGACGAGTGCGAGATCTGCAAGGCGGAAGGCTGATGCCGACCCTGGCCACGATCCATTACTGCGAGCGCCGTGACCAAGGCTGGGCACAGTGTGTTCGTGGGACGGGCAAGCCGACACGGAAGAAGTGTGGTTTCTGTGGCGGTCGGATCCTGATCGAGCGTGGGCTTTGGACGGTTCGTGTGTGTGGCGCCAGGATGACCGGTACACGGATGTCGAGACCGTGAAGACTTTCCGGACCGAGAAGGCTGGCTGGAGCTTCCTGAACGGCAACACGGGCGAGAACTGGGTGCTGCACTGGGTGCGCTCGGGCCCGGCTGAGGTGCACCAGCCGTAGCACGTTCAGGGTGGTGGTGCTCGTGGTCATCTAGGATGGCCGAGTGGCTAGCCTGAGCGACACCGTCATCGACATGTACGGGCCCCTGACATACAAAGGCTCGTTTCGCAACAACAGCAATGAGCTGCTGGCCACTCACTGGGTGCCACAGGAGCACCAGCGCCGTCTGCGCGCCTACACCGTCCTCTCCGCCTATCTGAGGAACATGTCTCGGGAGCTTCTCGAAGGGGAGAAGGCTCGGCAGAACCGGCGGGAGTACGGAGACCCCTGGTTGCTGGTCGAGACCATCGTCGCAGCGATCATGGGCGAAGAGACCACGATCATGGTCGACGGTGCCGGAGCCACCGAGGGTGAGAACAACACTCCGGTCAATCCCGATGCCGATGCCATCCAGGAGTGGTTCGACGGCTGGGGTGACGATGAACACCCCCTGCTCGCCATCACCGAGGGAGAGACGGATGCCGTAGGGCTTGGCGATGGCGTCTGGGAGGTGACGTGGGATGGGCAGAAGAAACGCCCTCGCGTCACTGTCTATGACCCAGGCTGGTACTTCCCTGTTCTGATGACGATGGAGCAGTCGAACTCTGACTTCCCGACACGCATCCATGCCGCCTGGGAGTTCGAGCGCTGGGAGCTGGACAGCAATCAGCAACGGGTACCGGTCAAGTACGTCAGGAAGATCACCTGGAATCTGGTTGATATCCCAGGGTTGGCGAAGCGGCATCCTTGGAATGACGAACCCACCGATTTGACCTGTCTCAAGACGGATGCAACCTGGAAGTTCCAGGACATCGGTCCTCGCACAGCCGAAGACTTCGATCTCAGCAAGGCGACCATTGCGACCATCGTCGGTCCCGATGGGCAGCTGATCGAGGTTCGAGACCTTGATCTTGATCTCGACTTCATCCCGGTGGTGCACCTCCCCAACACCATCGCACGCAAGGAGCACTTCGGACTCAGCTCATTGGCCATGGTCCTGCAGATCCTGGATGACCTGCAGTCGGCGGACACGGACCTTGCGTTGGCCAGCCGGACCACGGGCACACCACCTCTCTGGTCAAAGGGGAGCTTTGCTCAGGCCAACGGCGCTGGGCAGACCGAGGCTGGCAAGAAGGTCACGACGTATGGGCCTGGTCAGCTCTTCGATGGTGAGGTTGGGATCGTCGACACTTCGAGAGCGCTTGATGCACTCCTGAAGTACGTCGAGTTCCTTCTGAGGCGTCTCAGCTCGAACGTCCAGCTGCCGGAAGCCTCCCTTGGCCGGCTGGACCCATCCAAGATCGACGCTGGTGTCATCATGTCGCTGAGCTTCGGTCCGCTCTCTCGCATGGTCAAGAAGATGCGGCTGGTACGGGACGAGAAGTACCCACTCTTGCTCAAGATGGTGGCTCGGACGGCTCTCAAGTACCAAGCCCTTGAAGGGATCACGAAAGCCACGGAGATGCCGGCTATCCGTCTGGTCTTCGGTCGCTTCATGCCGCTCGATCGTGCTGCCGTGACAGACATGGCCATCAAGCTCTTCGAGGCTAAGCTCGTCAGCCGACTGACCGCCATCAAGATGCTGATCGAAGAGGCTGGGCTCTCCATCGAAGAGGCCAACGAAGAGCTTGAGCGCATCGAGCACGAGGACTTCGAGGGTGCCGGAGAGCTGGCCGATGCGAGCGACGACATCAACGCTGCACGTGCCCGCCTGGGGCTCGCACCGCTGCCTGAGGACCAGGCCAGGCCCCAGCCTCCGTCGCTGAACCTCCCGGAGCCTGAGCCGGGTGAGCTGGGTGCTGACCAGTGATCGATCCCGTGGTCATGTACCACATCGACAGGCCCATGGATACAGCCACCGTCGAGCGAGAGGCTTATCGAACCGAGTGGTTCCCGAAGAACTGGCGTTCCGACGACGATCCGAGCTTCACGGGTACCGAGTTCGACGATCTCATGAGGTTCGTCGAGACTCGACCGGCCTGGGGAGACCAATGGCGTGCTGCACGACAGCTCGGTGGTGGTCGACTGGTGCGCGTGCTGATCCTGGCAGCTTCCATAGGGGCAGGACAGCTGGCCACTGACGTCGCAGCCAAGTCATGGCCCAATCTGCTGAGGATAGCTTTACAGTCCAAGTACGGCGATGGCGGAACAGGGTTCATGTCTCCGGACTGGAGAGCTGCAGTCATGCCTAACAGCGGTGTCTCGTCAACAGGTTCGTGGACCGATGTCCAGAGCCCTGGTCCACCAGCAGTTAATGAAGGTGGGATCGGCGCTTATTCAGTTCGACCGACCACGTCTGGCAACGGTGCCACTTTGACCTTCACATTTCGAGGTACGACGCTCGACATCTTCACCAAGACTGACCCTGCATATGGACGAGTCGATTACAACATCGACGGTGCTGGAGCAGTACAGATACCGCTCAACAGTGCAGTGTCGATCAATACGACTACAGTCTCCGGACTGAGCGCAGGAACGCACACTGTAGTGCTGACTGCAGCCGCTGGGACATCACGTATTTATGGGATTCGAGGGCGCAACGCCACTGGGGTCATTGTCGACAATGTATCGTCTGGTGGTCGCAGCATTCAGGACATGGCACGAGCGACCACCAATCTGAGTGGACACAACGCCATACAGGACACGGTAGCTGCCATCGGTGCGATAGACTTGGTCATCATTTGTCTTGGTCCGAACGACGTGATATTCGACGAGAGCACCACGATACAAGACTCTCTGTGGGATGCTCTCGAAGAGATACACAACTATCTGATCAAAGGTGGATTGAGCCTGGCTGTACCACCCACCATTTGCACCATGCTCGAGCACATCGGGACGGCTGATACCATACCAGGGTTTGGATTCCTGAAGCGTGATTGGATTCAACTCTCCTCAGTTGTCCGAGACTTCTCTGATGCTACGACAGCTGCCCTGGTTGACTATTGGTCTGCTGGTAGACATTCGTGGGACTATTGGGCAGCCAAGACGTACTGGGGAGCTGGCAACACAGACGGAGTGCATCCCAACGACGTCGGGCATCAGGCGTATGCTTCACCGCTCATCGATCTATTGACATAACCGCATAGGACGGATGACAAATGACGGATACCTCGAACACCGGTCAACAGCCTCCTGCAGGCACGCCTGCTCCGGTCCCAGCTGTCCCGAGCCATGACCAGCTTGCTGCCATGGGCCCTTTCCAGAACCAGTTGACCTGGGTGGGAACCGAGCAGTTCGCTCGCGGCCAGCAGGACGGAGCCAAGAAGATCGCCGAACAGCTGGGGATGACGGTCGATGAGGCTGTCGCCAAGCTCAAGGGCACGCAGCCGCCTGACCAGAGCCAGCAGCAACAGCAGGGGCAGTCGAACCCTGACCTGGAGCGGCGCATCGCCGAACTGGAGCAGCGACAGACCAAGCTCGATGAACGCGAGGGCAAGCTCACCACCCGTGAGGCTGCCATCCAGCTGGCCGAGCAGGATGGTCTACGCATCACGGCGCTCGAAGCCCTGGGCATGACGCGTGACCAAGCCCAGTCCGCCAAGGCCATGCTGCAGCTCCCCCAGGGTGTGACCGAGATGACCGCCGACCTGGCCAAGGCTTCCGCTGAGCAGCTCAAGACGACGTTCCCGGGCCTGTTCCCGGCTCAGCAGGAGAACGGACAGCAGCAACAAGGTCAGTCAGCTGGGCAACAGAACGCTGGTGGTCCCCCTCCAAGCACGCACACTGCTGGCACGCAACAGCCCGCTGGTGGAGGAGCAACGGTGTCGGCGGAGGACCGTGCCAAGAGCCGTCTCACGGCTCGTGGGCATGTGAAGCCCACTATGAGCTAGAGTCAAGCAACCAACCTGACCGGTCAGGCAGAGACAGACCGGATGACGCAGGCTCGATAGACGGGCCCCAACCGAACCAATCGAACAAACGGAGGGCCCCTCCATGGGCTTTGACCTGAAGTTCGAGCAGGACGGAGCGTTTTCCGGTACTTCCAAGGCCTGGCTTGCCAGCCGCATGGGAGTGGACATCTGCCGGGGCATCACGCTCGCTCTCGAACTCTTCAACCCGGCAACGCACTACCCCAACGGGTTCATCCCGTCGGGCATGTGTCTCGGCAAGGTGACGACCGGCGGTCTGATCGGGCTCTATGGGCCCTATGGCGGACTCGCCAACGAGGTGCAGACCGTCAACCTGGGTGCTGCTTCGGCTGGCACGGTCACGATCACCTTCCAGGGGTCGACCACCGCTCCGATCGCCTTCGATGCGACGGTCGCCCAGGTGCAGGCTGCTCTCGACGCGCTTCCCAACATCGGACCTGGTGACGTCACGGTGACCGGTGGGCCCTGGCCTGCCACGGACCTGACGCTGACCTTCAGCGGTCAGTACGCCGGAGTCAACGTCTCGCCGATCACCGTGGATGGTGCTGGTGCGACCGGTGAGACCATCACCATCGCCAGCCCCACCGCTGGTGGCTCGGCTGGTCTGGCCACGCTCGACGTCCTGACCGGGCACCTGCTCGACGATGTCAAGGTTCGCACCACCAACGGCGCTGGTCGGTCGGTCGGTACGCTCTACTGGAACGGCATCGTGGTCGAGAGCCGGCTTCCCGCCAACAGCGGCATCGACACCAACGGCAAGGCGGATGTGGCTGCCCACATCCGCTACGAGTGATGGAAGGGAGCTGAGCTATGACCATCATCTACGATCTGGTCGACCCTTCCGAGATGACCGCCTACGCGCGGCAGTTCAACGAAGAGGTTCTCCGGGCACGGTTCGTGCTGGATCAGATCCTGCCGAACGTGCTCCAAGAAGACCTGGAGTTCCGAGTGCGCTCGGGCCAACTGCAGGACGTCGACATCGCCGAGTTCCGGGCGTTCGACGTGCAGCCTCGCATGCTCGGTCGGCCCGGTGTCGTCCGCAAGCGTGGTGAGCTTCCGCCTCTCGGCATCCAGGTGCCGCTTCTGGAGGAAGAGTCGCTTCGGCTCCGCACCCTGCAGTCGGGGAATCAGAACCCCATCATCGATGCGATCTACGACGATGTTGAGCGCGTGACGCGCTCGATGCAGGGGCGCGTTGAGGCTGCACGAGCTGACGTGCTCATCGACGGCATCGTGACCATCGCCGAGAACGGTGTGGCGATCACGGTCGACTTCGGCATGCCTGCTTCGCATCGTCCGGTCATCGCTGCTGGCAATACGCAGTGGACTTCGGCCAATGCTGCTACTGCCAAGCCTGTGGACAACCTGCTGGCTTGGCTGGAGATCTACTCGGCTGACACGGGCACGATCCCTCGCGGCATGATGATGAGCCGAACGCTGTTCGCTGCGCTCGCAGTCAACACGCAGATGCTGGCCTACGCCCAGGCTGGTGCTGCGACGGCGCCGACCCGGCTCGATCTGGTGACGATCAACAACATCTTTGCCAGCTTCGGGATCCCGCCCATCACCAACCTGGGAGCCAACGATCTCGGTCGCCAGGTTCCTGGTGCTGGCACGCCAACGAACCCGTTCTATGACGTTCAGGTTCGTGTCAACGGTGTGCAGACGCGGCTTCTTCCCACTGACAAGGTCGTGTTCGTTCCGCCCACCGATACCCCCGTGGGTGCCACGTTCTACGGCACCACCGCTGAGGCTGTGCGGCTGGTCGAGCGCAACCTGATCCAGCGTGAGGCTGCTCCGGGCATCACCGTGCTGGCACTGCAGAACGAGAACCCTGTGCAGACGTTCACCGTCGGCTCGGCCATCGCTCTGCCGGTCATCATCAACCCTGAGTACCTCTTCACGGCTGACGTGGCCTGATCGGAGGAAGATGCCGTGACCGTTGTCAACCGCTACATCAACGTCGGCCGAATGGTCGATGGGAAGCAGGAGACCGTCGATCTCGTGCCCGGTCAGGAGGCTCCTGACTGGGCGGTCAAGCTGATCAAGCCCGAGATGCTCGGTGATCCTCGTGACCCCTTCGAAGAGCAAGACCAGTTCCTGACCGCCTTGCGCGAGACGGCCACCCGAGAAGGCATCGAGTGGACTCCCGAGTGGCGCAAGGAGCATCTGACGCAGGCCATCACGGCGAAGCGCCAGGCAGCCTCAGGAGGCGTCTCGCTCGACATGAGCCAGTTCGGTCCGCCCGGTGCCCAGGCTCCTGTACAGACCGACTCTGGCGACCAGCTGAAGGCACTCGACAGCATGTCCCGTGACGAGCTGGAGGCGGAGTACGTCGAGCGCTACCACGAGAAGCCCCATCATGCCCTGAGCGACAACAACCTTCGTGCCCGTGTGGGCGAAGCCAGGGACAAGGGCTGAGTCATGGCGCTGGACCCAGAACAGCTGGCTGAAGTCCGAGACGAGATCGGTGCGGCTGATCCTCCCTCGGATTCCGACCTGGACGACATCCATGACCGCAAAGGCGGTCTCGTGGGTGTGGTCCGAGCTGTCTGGGCCCAGCGCCTGGCGAACTTCCTGGCCGACCCAGCAACATTCTCCGTCTCAGGTGAGTACTCCCAGAGCGTCAGGGACAACATCGAGGGCATCCAGAAGCGGTTGGCCGAGTTGGCTGATGTGTCTGACGATTCAGACGAGATACCACCCAAGGGTGAGGTGGTCGCTGTGATCAACAGTTACGAACTCGTGCGGCCGGACTGCGGACGGTGAACCGGTGCCGCAACCGGCTGAGGTCAGACGACAAGCTGACAGGCTCGCTTCCACCTACAAGCGAGCCTGGCTTGAGATCATGGAGCGACAGCGACAGGTTCTAGCTCTCCGTGGTAGTCGAAAGCGTCGGCTTCTGCGCATTGTCGAGAACCGAATCGAAGAGTTGCTCGATGAAGTTGATGCTGTAACTCGCCGATGGATAGCAGAAACCTATCCCACCATCTACAGGCTGGGTGCGGTCACTGGTGCGCGTGCAGCTGCAGCAGTTTTCGACGAGTGGACCGACCTTCATCTGAATGCTATCGAGCGGATAGCAGCCGATCTGTTCGATGATCTGCTCCAAGCCACAGCGTTCGTAAGAGCGGACACCAGGCGATTCATTCAGGAATCAACCAAGATCGTGAGCGATGCGGTCGTTCGTGGGACTCCAGCTCTTCGAGGTGGGACACAGCTGGAGCGTGTGCTGTCCGAACGGGGGATAGCAGCCGTCATCTATCGAGATGGTAGTCGGCATGGGCTGGCTGAGTACTCGCAGATGGTGATTCGCACCAAGACAGCTGTTGCCTACAACACGGCAACACTCAATGCTGGGAAGTTGGCTGGAGTCCAGTTCTACGAGGTGTTCGACGGACCTGATTGCGGACTAACTAGGCATGACGATCCTGATACCGCATTGGGCAAGATCATCTCATATGAAGAGTCATTGACATGGCCGATCTCACACCCCCAGTGTCGTCGCAGCTTTGGCGCCAGACCGGAGATCCGTACGGCGGATCAGGCAGCCTTAGCCGGGCGCTCAGTGACCCCAGAACAGACGGCAGACATTCGACAGGCTGACGCAGTCCGAGCGGCAATCAGAAGCCGCAGAGCCCAGCGAGCACGCCAGAGACAGAGGAGACAAGCAGCATGAGACGAGTGACCATCAAGGGTGATCGGGCGGCTGGGTACGAGACGGTGATCGACGGTCTCGACATCAGTGATCAGCTCCATGGGCTCCAGCTGGTCTTGGGTGGCGGACAGCCACCCGTTGTCACGGTCAGCACGGGAGCGGGGCGCGTCGAGTTCGAGGGTGACGCCACTGTGATCTTGGAGGATCCCGAGGCGGAGAAGCGAGCCATCCTGACCTTCCTCGAAGGCATCGATCCTGTGGGGCTGGAGGAAGCCATGCTCGGTGGCGACATGGGTTCCAGCCCTGCTCAGATGGTGCTCAGCACGCTCCGTCGACTGGCGATCGAGAGCTACGGAGGCTGACCGATGCCGCTGGATCTGCGACGCGTACAGACCAGGGTGGGTGAACTGCTCATGGTCGACGTGTGCACGATCTGGCGCGACCCCGAAGGTACGAGAGACGACGTGCTGACCCCTGACGGGCTCTCCTACGTTCTGCCCGATGACGCTGTCGCAGTCGAAACAGACCTTCCTTGCAACGTGAAATGGGTGAATCGGTACCCGCACACAGGAGAGAGCGGACAGAAGATCACCATCAGCGAGTACATGGCCAAGTTTCAGATGCCGTTCGACAACATCGAAGACGGAGATCTGATCGAAGTCACAGAGTCGGTGCACGACGAAAGGCTGATCGGCAAGTACATCAAGGTCATCGAAGTCGTGCATGGCTCTCTTGCCGTGCTGCGCAAGGCGCGAGCACAAATGCGTGAGAAGGCGGTTGACCAGCCATGATCCATATGTCTGTTGTCGGCGCCAAGATCATCACGGCAGCCTGGGACACGGCCTCAGCGACAGTCGAGAAGCGAACAGACAGCCGTGCCCATTACTGGGGCATGATGCTGGAGACCAAGATCAAGGGGCGTGCCTCCGGGCGCCCGGGTCCGCGCATCATCATAGGCGACTACCGACGAAGCTGGACCACGCAACGGATCCGTGGTGGAGCCATCGTGGGCACCAACAAGGTTCAGGGTCCCAGGCTGGAGCACGGGTTCAACGGAACCGACAGCCTGGGGCGGAACTACAACCAACCTCCATACCCACATGTCCGACCGGCTGCTGACGAGATCGAGCAGCAGTACGCACCGGACATGTTCCGAGTGATGACCCTGGGTTTGTGATGACACTACTCATCGCTCGGTCTCCTTTGACGGAAGCAGTCAAGACGACGCTCAATGCCGTGTTGTCGGCAGAGAGTGGAGCAGTACCCAGATTCGACGTAGGACGGGCGCCAGACAATCCGCCCAAAGACAGGCAAGAGCGCCTGGTTCATGGCTATGGCCTCATTTGGCCATTGGTCAGTCCGATCATGTGGGGTTCGCTTGCGAACCCTGAAGACGTGCTGACAGCTGTCTATCAGATCTCTCTTGTTGGCAGATCACCTGAGCATGTGCAGAACCTTTCGGATGCAACCCACCGGGCACTATTGGACAGAGACAGTGCAGGTGTGTTCGTCAATGCCATCACTGTCGCAGGATTGACCGTGGT